GCTTTTTCACCATTTCTAATTCTTGTTTCTGATTTACTATTATCAGTTTTCGTATAACTAGCTAAGTTTCCTGCTAATCCTTCACATTTTCCACACTCTATAATCCCCAAAGTAGTTTGCCCGTTATAAAATACTAATATAGTAATATGTCCAAATCTACATTTATAAGGAACTCTTTTCATAACTTACCATTCATAATTAAAACTTTGCTCTAGACTAGAATAATAAAACTCTCTAGCTTCCTTATTCACCATAACATCTTGCTCACCAGAAATCAATGCAGTTGTTTTTTCAAAATCATAACCAGTAAATTGTTGAAGTTCAATTTTAGTTTCTTCTTCTTTTCTCTCTTCCCACGATTTCTTTTCAAATCCTAATATTGCCATTCTATGTAAAGCATATAAATTAATACATTGTGCCATGAAGCGATCATCGCCTGATAAACCACCTTCTATTCTTGTGCTTCCTGTTATTGTTTTAATTTTCTGTAAATCTTTGATTTCTCCAATTAAAGGCATAGAATGTAATTCGATATACTTACCTTTTAAGAAAGAAGAAAAATTATCTATAATTCCACCAGATACTCCACGATTTCCCGCAGTTGTTAATATACCATATTGTTTATTACCATCATTATTTTTATAAGGTCTGCTCTCATCTATCCTTTCAAATAAATTCCACCACCCTCTAGCTATCATTGCATTTTGCAATTCGTAACCTTTATTACACTCTATAGTTAGTAAAAGTTGCATCTTAGGAGAAAAATAGGTACAGATAGCAAGAACAAAAGGCCACATTATTTTCTGTGGTAAATTAGGAGAAACAAATTCACAATCTTGTCTATCTCGATATTCGGCAGATCCTTTCCTTGTTATATTAATAACTGCGTTATTGCTAATCTTAGCTCCTAATCCATCAGAAGTATCTACAGATCCACCATATTCAAATCTATTAGAAGGATGATTCCAAATTAATATTTTATTAATTGGATCAAATTTATCCCAACCTTCAAATTTTACACGAACTAATTCATACCATGACGCGGGAGCGCTGCCAATATAATTGGCTTTAATTGGTATTACAGTATTGCTTTCATGTAATTCTTCAGAAGTTGGAAAGAAATCAGGAGAGATCTCATTCGGATCTCCTCTCAATTTAAATACTTCAGGTATTTTACTTTGAGCTTTATCTGCGTATTCATTTATTAAAAGAATTGGATAAATAGTCTTACCAGCATGTTGAAATGCTTCTTCCCAATCAGCAGGAATTTGCGAAAGAAATGTAGCTAACTCACTCATATCTCCTTTTGATAATAAGGTAATACCGTTAGCATCTCTATCAATTGCTGCTTGTTTTTCTGTTTGATACCAAAACATTGTTTCTCGGCTCATTTTATAATCAGAACCAAGAACTTCACGCATATCAGGATTTGCTAGAACCCAATTTCTTGCTTTATTCGCATGTTGTATTGTTTCTAAAGTAGGTATGAAATTTTCAAAAGCATCACTCCTACCAGCAATATAAGCAGGAGGAGGATAGATATCACTACGTACAAAATACGGTATGAAAGAGAAGTATAATGAACTTGTGCCTCTTTCCATTCCTTTAACGGTTTCCTTAACTTTTGCATGGAACCAATCATCCCTCTTTTCAGCAGTTCCTTCAAATATTTGTAAAAGCCATATAGTTTCATGCATGGCTCGAATAAGTGCATTTTCTATAGCTTTAATTGGGTATTTATATAAAGCAATTTCGGAAAGATGTGCAACAGTGCAAGTTGTTCCTTTTGCTAATGCGTCTTGAGTTCCCCATCCTAAGTATAAACCACTTCCATTATCATATTTATATTCTGCACCCCTTTCATAATTTCTAAGTTGTGGTCTTAACCAAAATGGTTGTTTATTCAAAGAGTCAGTAAACATATCTGCCATTTTGCCAGTAGAAGTTTCATCCTTACTAGCAATCATGGACTTTAAATCTCGAAAGAATTGTAACCTATGTTCAACTACTCCTTGTGCAAAAGTTGTTTTTCCTACTTGGCGAGCTTTTAAATCTAATGTGCGAATTGCACGTCTTAATCCTTCTAATCTAGAATGAACACGCATCCAAACTTTTTGTGCATCGTTTGGTTTATATTGGATGAAAGTGTTAGTAATGTCAGAGATCTTATAATAACATTTCATCCAATGCCAACAGTTCCATTTACTTACTATAGCTTCATTAGCAATAAAAGTTTGAATCTCTTCTCCATAGAATTCATTCTTGGCTGAAATTGTTTTAAATTCAATTTCTGTTCTTCCTTTATTAAGTAAAGTTTGTTCGTATTTATCGAAATTAATTAGATTGTTAATATAATCTACTTGCTTGTGAACATAATCAACAGAATACTCCTTTAGCTGGAATTTTAAATTCTGCTGAATTCGATCTAGTCTTGCACTTATTATACTTGGATTATACATTTATATAATCAGGAAAGCCAAATTTATTAAATAGTTTCACATTTATTGGATTTTCATAGAGTCGTTTATTCAAAGCATTTACCATTGTATTTACTGCATCTTTTAAATCATCGTCTATCATCTTGAATAATTTATCGAATCCATTGTTGCAAGTGGTAAATGAGACAGTCTTAGAAGAAATATTCTTAGGCACAATTATAGAAGGGAATGAATAAACTATTCCACTTCCTAATGCTGCTGTGCCTAAAAGTTCTAGGAATCTTCTTCTATTCATACAGCACCAAGCAAGCTCAATACAAATATCAACAGAATAATTCCACCAACAATTAACACTATCTTAGAAGCGTAAGGTGCTGTTGGTGTAAGTAATGTTAAAATCCAGTACAGAATAGCTAAGAATATTACTATAGCTAAAACTGCTAATAGAATGTATGGTAGAGAAGCAAGATTTAATCCTGCTAATAGTAACATAGTCATTTTTATTTTCTCCTTAAAACTGCTAAAAGTTCTTCTTCACTTTCTTCTTTGATTTCAGTGTTTAAAAAATCATTACTTCCTTCACTTAACTGTTTAGGTTCTTCTACTATTTCGCCTTCTATAATTTCACCAACAGCATTGTCAGCTTCTCTTAATACAGAATTGAAATTAGGAGAAAAGCTTAAATTATTATTTACTTTAGTAGAAGCATCTATATTCCCAATTATCGGCGCATCTTTAGTTAAACCTGTCATTTTAGCAGCAAGTTCTCTATCTCTAAAATTCTTCTCACTTCGCGCAAATTGTCTATTATTATTTACAAGTTCAGGTTTGGTTTCCATCAAAATTCTTTGAGAAATTGCCTCAAAGTGATTAAACATTCCTTTAGATGCAAACCCATAAAATTCGTCTTTTTCTAATTGAATTCTCTCACATAACCAGTCAAATACATCTACACGATTTTGAGAATGTGTATCCATCGCTTTCCAAATTGCTAGAATACGTTTAGCTTTATTCTCTCTTATATTACCTACTTTACCACCAGTAGAAGTAAACTTACTAACCGGAAGAACATTACTTACAAAATTATAAACAGATTGATTACCGCCTTCTATATCTCTAAAATTATAACCTAATGTTCCTGGAATTGGCGGAATTCTCTTGAAATATTTAATAGAAAGTTCTATTGCATTAGCTTCTGCTTCTTGTTCATAATCTTCTAAATCTCGCCCATAACGAAGAGGAATAAGTTTAGTTTCTTCCTTTTCCTTCTTAGGTTCTATTGGTCTTGTTTGTACTTGAAATGTCATAATTATTAATATGTTATCTGCAATAGACCATTGTAAACTCTAAACTCTCTATATGTATTGTTATTTTCACCATATTTTTGTCGTAGTGCTGGATCTTCTATATAAATAAGATTATCATCTTCTAAGCATGGAAGTGTTCCAACTGTTACCCCTCGAAATTGTATAGAGCTACTTAATTTATTCCTTAACTCAGCAAGTCTATTAGCTGATACTTCTATACGCCTTGGAGATAATGATTCAATACACAATGAACTAAATGCTTGATCTAACGAGCTAAGTAAAATCTCACTCATAATCTCTCCAATAATTCCTCAGAAATTGCATCTTCTTCAAAGAAAAATCCTTTTTTATTTGCTGCTTCTAATTCTTGTTTTACTCTACTATCAAATCTACTTTCTTGTAATTCTTCTTCGTTGTCTCTATCAGGAATTCTAGAATCAAAGAATTCAATAGGAGGCGCAGATTCTTTAGGGATTTTTTCTAATCTTGTATCAGCAATAGCTTCGAGAGCATTTGCTATTCTTTTTAATTCAAATAGAATATCTGAGAGAATCATTTAGGAACTCCATAATACCACTTAGCAAATTCCACTCCAGCCCCAAATCCAATAAATGTTGCAGCCAAACACAAAAATAAGGTTGCTATATTATCAATCATTATAATTTCGCCATCTTCCTAAATTCAACAGCTTCTACTTTAACTTCGCTTTTCTTCCCTTTTTCTATTTTCTCAACAGTAACAGGAAGATCATGTTCTACACGAGTTTTATCGGGAATATTTCCATTAAATTCTTGTTCACTCTCATGTTCATGTACTAAAATATTTCGTTTCTCTACAATTTCATGCATTAATCCTTGCAAGTTTTGAACAAGTCTTTCTGCTTCTTCATACTTACTAACTAATTCCTCAGCTTTATCTATTTGTTTAATAGCACTTTCTAAATCCTCATATCCTTTAGATGGAATGTCAAAATTTAAATCTAAATTTGGCACAGGTACATCAGAAGGATATGCTGTTATTACTATTGCCAATTGCACGTTTACATTATGAAAAGAGTTACCTTCGCGTAAATAAGGTAAGCTATCTATTTCTCTATTAACTCTAAGTTTAGCAGCTTCTCGAATTTCGCGTCCTGTTAATGGTCTATATGTTGATGATGGCATATTTTATTTATCTTTCCTATATAAATTAATGGAGTCTACTTTATCTTGATTAACTAGGAAATCGTAAACTCCATTAACCTTTGAATTATTTATTCTTGATCAACAGGTTCAGCAACTTTAAGTGAAAGCACTTGTGCTTCTGGATCAGTTACATTAAGAGCTTCTTCTGCTACTAGATTATTAGTTTCTTCGCCAAATTTAGCATCAGCAGTTGCACGAGCAATACAAGTTCCTACTGCACCTTTTACCGCTTTAAATGTGCATTCAAGTTGATTTTCTGTATTTGGCTCAGCAGTAGCAATTGACGTATCAGTAGACTCCCAATTTACACTTTCAACTTTAGCAGGATTTCCCTTTCTATCAGTTGCTTCAAGTGTAAGAGTTACCTGTTGAAGATTATCCAAGTTCATGCTTTTTATGTCTCCTTTGATTATTAGGTTTTCAATTTTATTTTTAGAAATTCGTAAAGAGGATCTATCTGGTTCTAACTTTTTTAATATTTCGTTTAGTTTCTCCTGAATAGTCTTCAATCCAGTCAAGCTAAGTGAAATATCATCTACCCTATTAAATATCTTCCTTACGATTCCCTCAATCGTATAAATTGTGCCTGATATTATATCAAGCTTCTTAATCACATCTCTAAGTGTTGGAAATCCTAACACATCTTTCTTTTATCCTCCTTTAGTTAATCTTTCTTAAATCACTATGTTTCTCGCATACAATAAATTTTGTACAAGAACAAGTTCTTAATTCTTCAAAATAATTAAATAGCTTCTTTACTTTTTCTGCTTCATCTGTTGTTAACATTGTTAAATTTGCAGTAAATATTTCTCCATCAGATCTTTTCATACTAACTTGCAACCTATTATGAGTAGAAAAATGCGCTGGAATTGTAGCAAATAGATTATTTATATATTTAGTTTCACACATTTTAATAATAAGAGCTTGCTTTTAATCTAATTCTAGCTCTTGGTATCTTTATTTTAACCGGAGGAAGCCCTTTATCTTTAAGTGGTACTCTTCTTTTCTTAATATTAATCTCTATCTGACAAGCTATTTCTAATTTAATTAATCTATTAAAAGCACCTCTAGAAGGAAATTGACCGCCATTCGGGCCATCATATTGTTTCCATGAAGAGATTGTTTGTGGAGTTACATTTAATAGTTTAGCAAATTCTATATTAGTAATTTTTAACCTATCTTGAATAGAGAATACCCAAGTAAAGAATTCTTTAAATCTCTCATCTGTTTTAAACAATTGAATCTGCTGGAATTTTCTCTGCCTCTTTCTTTGGTATTCATTATTAAAATTTCCTCTCCCATTTCCTCTATGATCAATATATTTCTTCTTTGTAAGAAGCTTTCTTATTTCATAAAACTGATCACATAAGATAATTATTTGCGCCATAAGATTTGGGGGGAAAAATATTGGGTGGAGTTTATTCAGTGGCTCGCTGATTCATATCTTTCCTCGCAAGAAGATATTATAAACTCCATATCTTTAAACTTTTTTATAAATAATTCCGCATTCACAAGTTCGCTGCTTTTCGTTTGGGAGAAAAGAAAGTACAACTCTTACTATTACTTGTTTACCTTTAGGAGAAACTGTGAAATGATTTTTACACACAAAAGATTTAGCATCTGCGGGGATTTGCACAATAGTAACTTCTGTTTTAGTTGAAGCTGCAATGTTTGCTTTATCTTTTAATTTTTGAAGAAGAGAAGACATTTTATTTATTTCTTGCTAGAGATTCCAACCTCTTTACATCATAATCTTCGCTCTCATAATCTCTATTAGTCAATTGTTGTTTTCTATTTCCTGCTGTAGTAATAATTTCTGCAAATAACTTAACTAATCTTTTCTCATACATCTTAATAATTAAATAAGCTGTAAAGAAAAGAAGTAAACAAAGTGGAATTGTGTTAGAAAGTAAATTAAAAGCTAAAACTTGTAGAAAGTTAGTAAATGTCATTGTTGACTCCATAGCAGATTTGTGATATAAAACTATTCTCTCAACGTCAAGAGTATATCACAAAGCTGTTTAGACCATATAGGTCAAGTTGACCTCATTGTGTAGTTAAATAATACAGCATGACACCTTCAAATTATAAGTCAAATTGACACTTGACAAGTTATGGATTTATGAGTAAAATCTAAAACAGAAAGAGAGAAATATATAAATTATATTATCTCGCTCACCTTACCTGCTAATTTCTATCTATTTTCACATTTTCTACTTAAAATTAATTGTTGCAATTATATTGCACTGTTTATATAATTTATTCGCAAGCTATAACTTATTCGCTAAATTATAAATTTTGCTAGAGAAATGGCCCTATAGGGGCCAATTCGACGAATTTTTATTATGAATAATGAATTAGGTTGTAAATGTCATGGTTGTGGAAGAATTTATAAAGTTGATTTATTAATATCCGACGAATTGTGGTATCTTATTACTTATCCAGATCGACCAGAAATGTTATGTGGAATGTGTATTATGGAACGAATCGAAGAAATTGGTAAGTTTGATTATTATAAACTTGAAAAATAAAAAAAAATTTTAAAAATTTACGAATGAACCTCTAAATACCAAAATACCAAAATCCTAAAAACAACCCTTTAGACAACCTACTAGTGATTATTGATAATGATATTCAATTTCATTTAATAAACTTGATGGTGAATTACTCATATTATTTAATAATAGAATAATCATATTAGTAAGGAAGAATGAATTTTAACTTAGTTTATATTTTTTGAAAAACATTAGACTATTTAATCCTCAGTAGTTCTTGCTAGTTTTAACACGTCATAATGAAGACTATTAGTGAATAACTATTTTACTCACATTTATTAAATGTTTAATTATCAATCAGAATGAGAGACTATCCTTATATTACTAGCAACTTACATACCATACTAAAGTGTGTCGAAATAACACGCGTTTCCTATTGATACAAGTAATAATTACACATTTAGCAATTTGAATACTAAACTATTGATTTATAAGAGTTTATGAACTATTGGAAATATCCAATATAGATTTCCATAGATCATGAGCCAAATTAACACGTGTCAATAGAGCAACAGTCTTGCAAGCGTCTTATTTATCAACAATTAGCACAGCGTAGTAAGAGAGACAGATAGCGGAACATAAGTTGCACAGTTATTTTCTGTCAGTCTTAGGTTTTTCGGTTTGAAAATTTATTTCAGTAATTAGCTGGTAATTGCTCAGTGAGTTTTTATTCATTCTCACAAAAGTTGCAAGTCTAGCTAACCCGAATGTAATTCCGTTGACAGAAACTAATGAGGCTTTTATTCGACACAAAAGCCGCTCATGTTTGACTTAAGTATCACTAAGCTAAAATAGCCGTAAAGCCGGAAGATAGCGAAGCATAGATTAATCCGCGATATTCAGCCGCGCATTAATCAATGAAAATGCTTAGGTATAGCAACCTGAATTAGAATAGCTGAATCAAATCTCTTGAGATAGAGAATAAAGATCAATTGACAGTATCAAACTGAGGAATAAGCCAAACAAGCTTGACTTTTCATAAGTAAGCAACACAACAAAGCAAATCCTCGACGAAAAATCAATTGACAGTTTACTAAGCTTATTCTTGCAAAAGGAGTAAGCTTAGATAAGCTAACTTGCTAAAAGGTTCAGCTAAGCCGCCGTAAACTGATTGACGGTATAACTAAATATCAATCACATTGTTCTCTCATGAGAAGAAAAGGAAAATTAAGACAATGGCAAAATTTTCAGTGACAACAATCAATAAAGAAGAGGTAAAAGTAGCTCCTGCACTACCAAAGGCTATAGTAAATGCGAAGATTGATACAGCTGATGGTGTAGATGGGCTAGTAGTTCAAATTTTCTATCCTTTTCCAGACGATACACAATTGGAAATTGTAGAACGTAAGGGACGCAAGGCTGAAAATAAAGATGAAGTAGTCTCTTCACGCACTACAATAGGCCGCGCGGTCAACTATGCGCTAACAATGATGCAAGAAAATACCGAAGTTGCTTTAGTTGATGGCAATGGCAATCAACTCCTGCATACTTCTAAGCTATTCACTAATGTTAAAGGGCCAGGAGCAGAGGAAGAGGAAGAGGATTAATTAATAACGAACAAATAGGGGTAAGATTGAATGATTTAGCTTTGAAAGCATGATGCTCGTATAGATCATGCTTTCTTTGTTAAATGATTAATTCAATCATTTTGATTGAAATTCTGCTCACACAATTGACTTGTAAAGCATTTTTAAGAAGCAAGCAAGGCAATTGCATGTCTTTTTCTGGAGGTTTCTACCATGTATCATGTAGAGATACAAGATTCTACAAAAGATGAAGTAAAACGTATGTTTTGGCAACCTACAGAGCAAGTTAGACAATTACTTCTTTCTGCTACTAAGACACAAACAATTTATGTGTTTCAATTAGTAGGAGATCATCATGCATTATTTGTAACACATGAGGCAACAGAAGAAAATGTTTAGCTCCCGCTACACACCACAGAAACGTCAAGTAATAATGCCTGATAAATCAGTTAGGCGTTTAATCGTTGGAGACAAGCAAAGATGCTTAATGTGCAAAGTTTATGTAATTCGCATAGGTAAGAATAGCAAATTAAGTAATCTCCAACCTAGAAACAGACCTTACAAACATGCGGCTGATTGTCCGCAGAATGGGAGATTCTAAAAGATGACAAACCAACAAATCTACAATGAAGTCAAAAAGCACTGGCTCAAATTATGGTTTGATAGAATAGTTTGCGCTTTAGGTTTCTAATTCCTGCCTTTTCTCATTAACCAAATTTGAAAATTTATAAATCACGTTTGAGTTGAGTAATTTCCTTCATAAGCATAATTATAAACAATTCAAACGTGAAAATAAGAATTCAAATTTTAGTAAGGAAGCGAGTCTAATGAGATTTCAAATTGGATTTGCAAAAATAATTTCAAAACCAAAAAGAGAGTTAATCAAACTCTCTCCACAGCAAAAATTCTCTCGCCTTGCTAAGAAATTAGACAAAGGTAAAATCAAGTTAAAGAAATATCATTTCAACGCTATCGAAGCTGGAAATACAATAATAGTCTTCGATGGTGAAGGAATAGAAGTATTTCAAGGTGAGAATTCAGTAAAAGGTTGTCAAGTAGCTAGACAACACTGTTTAGCACTTTATTTTTCTTCTAATAAGCAAAGTGGTGGATTTTCATTTACAACAAATGTGAATTATGAATTCCAAACTTTAGCAGAAATTAGAAGAAATCAAGAAATTGTGAAGAAACAATTAGAGTATAATCCATTTGTTATCTGCGCAGATTGTAAATTTCAATTTGAAGATGAAATTGAGAGAAGTTTGCATAAATGCACAGATCAATGGATTGTTTTTGAATTTCCAAAACCTTTAAGGAGGATTTATGCGACTTAATGAAAAACAAAGAATGACTGTAGGTGCTTCATTTGTTGAGAATGAAGAAAAACAAAATGTAACGAGGGTAACAGACCTTGATTTTGATACTGTTGCTGAAAGAACAGGCATTGTTAAGACTAGAAATCTAGGATTGTTTGATTCTGACAAATTTATGAATCAAATTTCAGGATTTTTTAGTCCAATTCCAATGTTTATAAATTTACGAAATTAAGGAGTAAATATGCCTAACTACTTTCGCACAAAAGCTGAACAACTTCATGCTGAATCATTAGCAAGCTTCTTAATCATAGAGGCTAAATGTGCTAATTCAATAACTAATGGAATGATTCCTGATAAATTATGTAAAATTTATCAGAATGCGCAAGCGAGATGTAGTAGACGATTTTATATTGCTTTTGGAGGGAAATAAAATGAAAACATTAGTAATTCTAACTGAAATTCCAGATGAACGACCAAAGTTTGCTATAGTCGAAGGAGATCTTCGAGAGCTAAATGGGATTTATGTCAACTCAGCAAACGATGATGATTCTTTGCAGAAGAAGGTATATGAGAGATTCTATCCAAATGATACTTTGAGTAAAGAATTTACCACAGAGTCACCAACTAAACCATTTGATTTTGATTTTATCATTCAGTGTGGTTTCTTCTTATAGAAAGAATCTTCATATCCTGCTTCTAATTCTAATTCATACACACTCTGTTTTTTCATTGAATTAGAAGCAGCAATGAGGATTTTAACCTATGAAAACAACAAAATTCACAGTTGTACTAGAAATAATTGCTCAATCTGAGCAAGATGAAGATACAATGAAACACGATATAGAAAGATTTTTTACACTCAAGAATTTAGATAAAGTATTAATAAATAATACAGATTTAAGATCTTTTGAAATTATAAATATCTGTGAACAGGGAAATATAGCTCGATTAAGAGAGATTCTAAGCAAATGAACCCAGAAAAACTAATACAAATCAAAGATAAGATTCAAAAATTAATGAATCTTGCAGATAGTGAATCTAAACTTGGAAACGAAGGTGCCGCTGCATTAATTGCTGAGAAAGTCAGCGATTTAATGGCAACTTATAGATTAGAAGAAAGTGATTTCTTCAAATCTCATCCCGAAATTGAATATAAGCCTTTAATTGGCGTTTCTACAGTTGAAAATGTATTCCTAAGCAAACGACCTAAAGAAACTCGCAAACCTTGGAGTGAATTCTTAGCTTCATCTATTGCTATTGGAAATCTATGTAAAGTTACAGTTGATTCTAGAGATGGGAAGCTGAATTTCTACGGTGTAGACTTCAATAGAGATATTGCTATTCTAATGTACGAAAAAATAGGTTCAATAGCATTAGAATGTTGCAATAATGAAATGGAAAAAGCTAAGAAAATGATAGGTCAAAAGGGGTTTGATATTAAAGCGAAGAAATTTGTTGAATATCCCAAAGTTTGGATGGGAGATAATTTCTTTGTTGATAATTTCATGTTTGGATTTGGTAATAAATTGCGCGATAACTATGCAGAAATGATTGAGCAAAATAAAGATTTATTCGATCGCATAGATGAATTTATTGCAAGTATGCCAAATAAATATTCTGATTTAGATGCAGCTATTTTCAATTTTTCAATTGGTGAAAATATAGACGTACAGAATATCGGGCGCAAATATGCTAATTTCACTGCGAAAAACCGAAGTGAAAAAGTACAAAAACAAGCAAATATTGAAATCTCAAAACAAGTTGACGAAAATAAACCATTAGATAATAGAATTGGCGAAGTTTGGATTTTATTAGATAGATCAGGCTCTATGGCTTATGGTGGAAAGATGCAAGAAGCAAAGGCAGGTTCTATTGATTTTGCTAAAGATGCAATTTCTAAACAATTTGCCGTGGGAGTTATTGGATTTGACCATGAAGCGCAAGTTATTACTGATTTGCAATTAGAAATAAATGAACATTGGGAAAAATCAGTCAATCAACTTTATGCAAGAGGCGCAACATCACTATTTCTAGCAATGAAGGAAGCAAGTAATAAGTGGAAAAGCTATCAGAGATTTAAGAAAGTAATTCTAATTGCTACAGATGGTGAACCTACTGATGCAACGCAAGAAGAAATTTTAGAATATGGGAGATTGTTAAAAGCATCTGGAATTGAAATTTTTACAATTAGCACTCAAGATGCTGATGCTGAATTCTTAAAGAATTTAGCTAGTGGAAATAAGTCATTGCAAGTAACAGATTCAGGAATTAGAAATGCTTTGAAAGGAGCAGCTAAGTTTTTAACTGCATAAAAAGATAATGAAAATAAAGATAACAGCTAAACAGTTAGGAGCTATTGAGGATTTTACTAGCGATATTGATTTTCTCGAAATAGAAGAAGGAAATGGTGGAAATATTGTTATATACCCAGATGGGCTAGAGGATAATAAATTCACTTTGGATGAGAAAGGAAATGAATTATAAAAAATGGCGAAGCTATGGAAGGAGAAGATAACGAATGATTGTTTATAGATCAGATGATGCTGGAACATTATATTCAAGTGAATTAATCCTATCAGAAAACATAGTAAATGATACCAAAGGAAATGTTTCTGGTTTTACTCAGTTTGAAATTGAAGATAAGTTTGAATTGACTGCTAATCAATGTCTGGGGCACTATGCTGATATAACAGAGATTTTACTAGATGCAGGAAAGATGAGAAAAATTTGAATAATTGATAGCTTTTCATTCTTTCTAAAAATTGAATGAAAAGTTATGAGTTATTTAGTTTTTGAGAAAGGAGATTTTATGAATTGGAATATTTTAGCTGAGAATGGTAAGTTTATAATTTTTCAAAAATATCAAGTATGTCAACTACAGAGGAAGAATAAGCAAGATAGAGTTTTGTTTAGTTTAGAAGACTATTCAGCTATAGATGGAGTTGGCTTCGATACTGATGATTTGGAATTACTAAAGAGCTTATTCTCTAGTATAGGAAGCGAAAATGGAAATCCAAACAAAACCAATTGATCCAAAAGGTGAAACTGTTTCTGAAAAAATTTACTACAAACTAACAGCTTTAGGAATTAACAAAGTAAAAGTAGGCGAACCTTTAATTGGCCCAATTATTACTGGTTATCCAATTTCCTTTCATTCTTCAACTCCTATTAACAAAATTCTTTCTAAAGAGGAAGATATAGCACTAGCTTTAGGAGTAGAATCAATAGACATTCGTAGAGTTAAGGGAAATCTAGTAATTTTCGTTCCAAATGAAGATAGGAAAATTGTAGACTTTAAAGATGCACTTTTTTGGTATTTAAAAGATGAAGAAGTTAATAAAATGTCTGTTCCTATTCTAATAGGAATGGATTTTCAGGGCGAAAAATTTGCAATTGATTTACAAAAACAGCCACATATTCTAATAGCAGGATCTACAGGAAGTGGTAAGAGTGTATTTGAATCCGCAATTATCTCTGCGTTATCAATGAAAATGCAACCATCTGATTTAGATTTGTATTTAGTAGATCCTAAACGAGTAGATCTAACTTTATTTCAAAATCTTCCTCATGTAAAAAGAATGGTAAGAGAAGCTGATGAATGGCAAGAATTAATCGAATGTCTATATATGGAAGTGCAAAATAGAAATAGAATTCTAGAAGCAAGAGGATGCAGGAATATTTTAGAATTTAATGAGAAATTCGGAAATGGAAACAGGATGAAATTCAAAGTTCTTATTATAGATGAACTTGCAGATTTAATTATCAAAGGAAAAGTAAAAGATATAAACGTAATCGCTGGATTATGCGCGCTTTTGCAAGTTTGTCGTGCTGCTGGAGTGCATGTTATTGCTTGTACACAAAGATCTACTGTAGATGTTATTAGTGGAACTACAAAAGTTAATTTTCCTACGCGAATTGCACTAAGATTACCTACTAAAACAGATTCTAGAACTATTTTAGATGAAAATGGCGCTGAAATGCTTTTAGGTAAGGGAGATATGCTGATTAAATCAGAAGTATCTGATGAACTTAAAAGATATCATGCACCTTTTGTTAAAATGGAAGATATTGAGTTGATCTTATCACAACAAGAACAAATTAAAGAAGCATTGGGAGTAATGTAATGTTAATAGCAATCAAAAAACTTTACTGTTTCATGTTTCATGATGCAATATATGATTCAAAGGGTGAATTTCGTTGCTTAGAGTGTAATTTGCATATAAGAGAATGTATTACAACTTATGAACTACCACAAGAATTACCAAAACGACCAGATTTTGAAGCACTATTCTCAAGTGAGGAATAAAAAATGAGAAAATTTGAATATAACATATTAAGAATTTCAAATCCAACAGATTTAACTTTATTAATTCAACAATTAGATATTTCTGGTAAATCTGGATGGGAACTAGTTTCTGTAGTCTCAATCGCCAACAATCAAATACAGTTATATTTCAAGCGAGAGATTTTTGAAACCAATGAAGTGGAATTATAATTATGAAAAAACGAATAGCAGATTTTCTATTATGGTTAGAATGCAAAATTGCATTTAGAAAAAAGAGAAAAGAAGCTAGGAGAAAGAGAAGAATATGATAGTAAATTAAGAAAGCAGAATAAAAAATGATAAACATGAGGCTTCTTCGTTCTTTTAGAAAAAATCTAAAAGCACTTAAAATTCAAAAGAAAGAATATGAAAGTAAATTAATGGATTTAAGAATAGAAATACAAGAATATAGAGCAGCAATAGATTGGATAGAAAGAAATATGAAACGAGAAAACAATGCTAATAAGCGAAAGAAAAACAAATCAAGAAGTTCTAAATAAAACAGCTTGCTCTAATTGTTATCATAGTGTAGATGAACATGAAGAAACTAAATGTTTTGCATTAGACTATGATGGTTCTACTTATTCCGCTTGTAAATGTACTCAATTAAAATTTGAATTTAAAATAGCTTTAACAATTCAAAATGGAAATCAAGACGAAAGAGATAATAAACCCACAAAATCGACCAGAAAATCCTTTTCACACAACTAGTTATTATAAAAAGACAAAAAGTGTACATGATCAGTTAATGAATTGTAGATGTTGGCATGCTTATTATACACATAGATTATGTGAAGGTAAATGTGATGCACCTTATTGTATATGTGAGGAATTTAAGCAAGGAAGTGTAGAAATATATGACTATTCAGAGAATTATATTAAAACAGATAATAGAAAGTATGAAGGAGGTTTATTTTGAGAGTTTTTATATGTATTGCAATTCTAATTGCGATTGATAAACTACTTGGAGAAACTGCTAATGATACACAACACATTGCATACTTTGTAATGTCAGCATTTATATTTCTTGCAGCATGGCAAGATTTTAATGAATTAAGAAGGAAGTAAAAATTAACTAAAAACAATCAAGGGGGCGAGAGTTAATGACAAAAAAGAAAAGAGTGCTAATCAATTATGCCTTTCACAATAGGAACAAAACCTATCGTACCCTCGCAAAATGAAGTTAAAAAACAAAAAAGAGCAGAAAGAAAAGCTAAAGATAGAAAGCAAGAAGCTCTTTATAAACGTAGAAAAGAATCAGAAGCTCTTCTATTTGGTTCTGAACTATTTGAACCAATAGTTAAGAAAGAAAGGGAAATTATTATTCACTTCCCTGAAACTTGCACAGATGAAGGAATTTATATCTCTAAGTGTGGCAAATTCGGGTATCGAAAAGCTAATAGTGATTTCTATTTCGATCTTTTCTACTTTATTTCTCCTATTTTAGAGTTTGAATCAACCTTAGTAATAATTCCATCTGATGAAATTTGGCTTTTTGATAGTTTAAATCCACATGAATTAGAGGATTTAGCAATTAGATTGAAAAGAGCTGAATATGCAGATGAGAAAAGAAAAGCTTTAGAAGAGATAAAGAAAATAGAGAAAGAAAGAAGAGAAGAATTAGATAGAATTGATGCAGAATTTGAGGCAGAGCAAGAGAAAGAGGAACAAATGAAATTAGTAGAAGAACCAATAGAAGCAGAATATATAGGAAAAGATTATGCAACTATGGATGCTTTACTAACTGAGAAGTTAATGAACTCAGAAGAAATAAAAGAAATGCAAGAGCAAGCAGATAGAGTTGCTAAACCAATTGAAGTGAAGGTAATAAAACCAGCTTTTATACCTTTAGTTCCTAGAAAGATAGATAAATTATGAGCAGCAAACAAGATATTAAATCAATAGATTTCATTGTGATTTCTATTATGAACAAACAGACTGGAGATTATAGTAATAAGCTAGTTACTAATCATCCAAGATGGAAGACTGATACTAAGAATATTTCAAATGATGATATAGTTAGAATTGAAATATTTAAATTAGGTACTGTAGATCCAATGCTAATATATTATTCTTTGGAGGAATTTGAAGATGCGATTAACCTCTGAGCAAACTAGAGCACTGTTTGAATATATGGATGATATAGATGTTGTTTATATCAATCAATGTGACAATAATATTCACACGGAATTCTGTGCAACTTTTACAACATCACATAAAGGAACAAGTCATCATTTAGCGCCGACTGGAGAAATAACTAATGAGTAAATCAATTTCAGATATGTTTATAAAAGAAGCAATAAAAACAGAATCTAGTAATTTCCCTGCGATTTACGAACGAATAACAGATGAAAGAATCATCCGCTTACTTCATGCATCTATGGGTTTAGTAACAGAAGCTGCTGAATTAATGGATGCACTTAAGAAATATATTTTCTATGGAAAAGAATTAGATTTAGTAAATATAAAAGAGGAAATTGGAGATAGTCAGTGGTATACAGCAATTGCGCTTGATGAATTAGGTAATAGTTATGAGGAAATTTGGGCAGCTGTAATTAAAAAACTTCAAGCTAGATATAAGGGAAAATTTAATGAAGAAGGCGCAATTAATAGAGATTTAGTTAATGAGAGAAGTATATTAGAACAAGATCTAACCAAAGCAATTGTAAATAAAGTAAAAATGGAAATTATAGATGATCCAATAGTCCATTGGATAGATGATGTTGGATTAGCAACTGAAACTATAACTTGTGGAATTAAACAATCTAATGAAAAAATAACTTTAGATGAAAAGTTATTAACGTGTAAAGATTGCATGAGTATACTATATGCCAGAACACAAAATAAAACACAAATTTGTAATTGATAAATGGAAACGAAATGGGAAAATTTCTCATTTAACTATAAGAAGAAGAGCAAGAATTCACGATCCTATATTTACAATTAAATTAAATCCTCCAATTCCTTCTATTTTATTTACTACTCCTGACTGGATTAAAGATTTCGTACATAAAATGAATATTGGAGAGATTAAGATAAGGATGAAGATAAAAGAATGATAAATTACGAAATTAGAATAAATATGTATAATGATTGTTCTACTGTAGAACTTCATAATGCATTACGAGAATCAGAACCTACAAACTTATGTTATCTAGAACTAAGAGAATTTCAAACTTACAAAGAAGCGGTAGAGTTTGCAGAAGTATTAAGAATAGTTATTGGAGCTGCAAATTGCTTTGTTGAAACTGAAACTGTGGAGCAATATCATGCGAAATGAAATCAAGCGTTTTACATCAAGAACTGCTGCTTTAACAGCACAAACTTGCCTTAGAAAAAGATACCTTTCTAATCACTACGGCGGCCATGGTTTATCTCCAGAAGCTATAGATATGAATTTAGAAACTGGAACTGCCGTGCATAGAGGCTTACAACACTTATTTGAACATTGTAGAATTCATCATCAAGATGGAATGTTTGAAGAGCAATGTATTAATGAAGCTGTAGATTTTGCTATTAAATTATTTCGAGATGATATTTCAAAACATTCTATTTCTCTTAAAGAAGGTGAAACTAATTTTATAAGTTTCGTAATTGCAGAACATGAATGCTTAATCGAAGGATTAATTAGATGCTTTTCTCTCAAAAGACTTCCTTCTTTATTAGAGGAATATGAGGTTATTGAAGTAGAAAATGATATAATCTATCCAGAATTTTCAGAAAGTATAATTTGGCAAAGTAAGGCTGACGCTGAATTTCTTACTAAAGATTATTCTAAAGGTGTAGTAATTTGTTCATTAAAAACTGCTAGTGAATATGCTGAGAACACTATTAGAAATTTGCTAACAGATATGCAGGGGAATTCTGAGTGGATGGCAGTTCAAGCGAAGTTAGATAGAGATTTTGACAATTACAAAGCAGTTGTTAATTGTGATGAAAGTCCAGATATTCTCTGTGATGAAAGATGGCACAGGTATTTTGAATGGTGTTGGAAGAATGATCAAAAGCCAAAAGTCTATGCAGTTCAATATGAACATTTAATAACAGGCTCTTGGAAAGATTACGATAAATCAGGACTTAGAAAGCGGCAAAATTTCCTAGTTCATCCTTATAAATATGAAGAACAGACTACTTTCAATATTTTCTCACAAACAACTACTCAATTCATAGCAACTCCAGATCACTATAAGTGGAAAGTAAATGCGGGACGCCAGCCTAAAGGATGGTCTAAGATAAATATTTGGGAAGATATGGGAATCAAGAATTGGGTAGAAATGTTAGCAAGTGGTTTAGTTCAAACTGAAAATGGAAATCCTTTAGATGAATTAATTATTACTTCTGATTTGATATTTAGAGATAGAAATGATGGCGCTCAATTGAAAGAGTGGTTAATTTCTACTAGATATCAAGAAGAAGAAGAGATTTTTAAGAATTTAGAAATAATGGAACAACACGCTGAATTTGCTAGAAAAACAGGCAAATGGGAGCAATATGAAATTGCTTTAATGAAATTATTTAGAAAGGAAACTCAAAGATGTTGGGATTATTATGGTAAAGATTGTCAGTTTACTAAAGTTTGCCATGAAGGATTTAATTTAGGAGATTTAATAGCAGGAAATGTCTACGTAAATAGAACCCCACATCATGTTCCTGAGAAACTTTATCATATTGAAAGGGGATTTATTAAGGAGTGAGTAAAGTATATGTCTTAATTGAGCATGATCTACATTCACGTAGTAAAACAAACGAAACAGTTATTGGAGTAATAACAAATGAAAATGTTCTTAATCGTTGGATTGATAGTGATCCAGATGATAGTCCAGTAATGAGAGTTCATAAAACATTTGAGTTGAATGATCCAGAACTTCTAAATCGAATTGCAAAAGAAAGTGAATATAAAAAATGATTAATATTCTAATAGATTGTGCAAATAAAGAAGTTAGTGTAGATAGAGACAATATAAAATACTACCTTGCTAAGACAAATGACAACATTGCTTCTGCTACTGTAATAGCATGGCAAATAGTACATGAGTTATCCCATAAGTTTGACGAAAGGATAATTCAATATTTTGGAATTACTCCAGATGGAAGAGAAATGAGTAGTAAGGTTGATATAGGAACACAAGCATTTTGTTTACTTATGGATAATTTTGGAAGTCATGAGCATTTATTGTTAACTCAAACAAGTCTTGGTGTTCAATTACTAGTTCATAATGCATGTAGTAAAGCAGATGCAAAAGAAAGTGAGAAAAAATGACTTTAAGAGAGTTGATAGATCAGATAACACATAAACAAAGAAATGCTGAGCTATTAGATTATGAAATTCAAATTAACAACGCTTCTGCTGTGTTTGCGCGCAATATAGTAGAGCATATTCATGGAGCACAAGTCGGAATGGAATTCTTGGGAAGTAAGATAAATAATAAAGATAAAAAAATTGTTATAGAATTGGAGATGAGCAAATGAGTTATTCATGTAAAATACTTCTTGATTCAATCTCTGAAACTGGAAAACGAATTACAACTATGGAAGTAACTTTTCCTCGTTGTGTTTTAGCAGAAGCAGAAACACACAGAGTTTTGCGAGGATGGGGAGGAAATGTAGAAGAATTGGTTATTCATAACTTAGGAATAAATGTAGATGAAAATTTAAGTAGGAATTCTGCAAGCTCTCGTGCTATTCCTATTAATAAAATGTTACAAATGGTTGAGGAAAATCCTTTTATTCCAGAACAATTTGGTAAACCAGTAAAAGGTATGGGTGCAAAAGAATATTGGCATGTTGATAGTGCAGAACATAACATTTTATCAAATGCAGTAGAACAACATCTATCAAGAACCACAACCTTTGTAAGAAAATATAAAGATATTGCTAATAAAGAAGATTTAAATAGATATTTAGAGCCTTTCATGTGGCATACAGCAATTATTACAGCAACAGAGTTTGATAATTTCTTTAAGTTAAGAACTAACTCTGCTGCTGATTGGAAGATTAGAAAAATTGCTGATTTAATGTATGAAGCTTATCATGCTTTTGATGAAGAACATAATCTTGATTTAGGAGCAAAAATTTATATATCAAGATCTGGCGATAATTGGGAAGCAGTTAGACCACAAAAATTAAAAGTTGGAGAATGGCATTGTCCATTAGTTTATGAGGAAGATGAAGAAGCAATAAGTAAATCAGTAGATGATATACTAGATGAAAACATGGAAACACCAAAATGGTTTGGGTATACTCCAACTAAATTTATTAGAGATCCAATGAAATTAGATATAAAGAAAGCTATATCAGTAGCTCGATGTGCTAGAGTTTCTTATCTAACTCACGATGGGAAAAGAGATATTGAAAAAGATTTAGAATTATTTGAAAGATTAAGAACAAGTGGACACTGGAGTCCTTTTGAGCATGTTGCTACTCCATATTTTCACGATAGAAATGTAGCATTGTTGGTAGAAAGTCCCGCTAAAGTTAGAGAGAATATAAGAAGTGGTAACTTCATTGGCTGGAAACAATATCGTAAAGAATTTGCAGATGAAAATTGTACAAATTTTAGAAAGGAAAATTAAAATGCCAGAAAAAAGAAGATTATCGACAGTAATAGATGATATGTTAAAGGTAATTCCTTCACAAGAGGTTAACTTTATTTCATCACTAGAGTCTGTAAGAAACGAATTAAAATATGCTGCGCCAGAAATAGAAGGTAGATATTTTCAATCAGTAATGAATACAATGTATGAAAACTTAGGGCCAATTGACGAACTAAATGAAGACTGGAAGAAGGAAGTTACAATTATCTTCATGGTTCCTAATTATCTGTTAGAATTCCTAAAAAAGAAATGGGCGACTGAAAATAACTTAACGCATTATATTTAGGTAAAAATACCACTTGACAAGTTTTCCGTCGAGCAGTATAATGAAGAAAGAAACGATGAGTTATATTGACACAAGTAGTTGACATAGAACGAAATTTGTGTTAAAACGACACGGCATGGGTAGTCAATACACACTGGAGCAAATGCTGTGCCATTCAAAATTAGTACAATTCCGTTAAATCAACTAAAAACAAACTATAGAATATGTAGAGTTTGTAAAGAACCATTAACTTCAAAATATGAAGTTTCAAACAATCAACTTGAACATGATAAATGTCGGCAAAAAAGATTCCGTTTGCTAATTATAGAAAAACTAGGTGGAGTTTGTGTTGGTTGTGGATTTTCAGATGTTAGAGCACTACAAATAGATCATAAAAATGGTGGTGGAGTGAAGGAATTAAAAACTACAGGGAGACTAGCTTATTATTATAGAGTTTTGAGAGAACTAAACAATGGAATCATTAGATTTCAAATCTTGTGTGCCAATTGTAACTGGATTAAGCGACATGAGAATAATGAAAATCCAAAATTATCAGATCAACAAGTAAGAACAAACACATGAAAGATGGCATTTACCAAGTCAAAACAAAATACTTATGTGCAGGATTTATAGTTGAGAATGGATCTATTACTAAATGCGCTCCAATTTTGAGGAAGAAAATTAGTTATTGGATAACAATTGCTGTTTGGATAGGAGATTATTAAATGTGTAGCTTAAATCCAGAACCAAATTATGAAGATATAGATCCACAAGCTGAATTTGCAATAGAAAGAGAACAAGAAAGCAAAATAAAAAAATTTGATGAAACATTATCATATGAATACTCACTTGATCATTGGTCTGAGTCAGATAAATTGATGCTTGCAAGAGTAATCAAATGGTATAGAAAAGAATTTCAAATTGTAATAGGCAAAGGGCCATACGATTCTATAGTGGAGACTGAATAATGGGCCTACCATTTGAATATAGAAAAGCAACTTCGCAGAATCCTAAGTTGATTTTAATTTATGGGCCTCCTAAAATTGGAAAAACTCCAGCAGTTTTAAAATTAGATTCTGTTATTAACAACAATAAACTACTTCTATTAGATTTAGAAAAACGTGCGCACTTTTTCGACGGACCTTGGGTAGAAGTAGAAGATTTAAATCATCTTGCACAAATAGGCAAACAGGTAGTAGAAGCTGGCAGACCATATAAATATATTTGTGTGGATACAACTACTAGATTGAATGAATGGACAGATGAATATGCAAAACTAATGTACTTAAAATCTAGTGTTTGCAAGAAAGAGTATAAATCAAATCCGAATGCGCTCGAATCTGTGCTAAATTTGCCAGATGGCGCTGGTTATTATTGGGCACGTTTAGCCTATGGTAGATGGTTAGAAGATATTAGAAGTCTTGCAGATACTACGATTTTACTCTGTCACGTTAAAGATAAATTTTTGGTAGATAATAATGGAAATACAGTTACTTCTATTGATGTTAATTTAACTGGTAAGTTAAAAGAAATAACTTGTTCACGAGCAGATGCTATAGGTTATTTATATAGAATAACTTCAAGTGTAGAAAATGGCAAGCCAGTTTCGCAAATGAAAATTAACTTTAACGCTGGAATAGATATAGTTTGTGGGTCTACTTCTGCACATTTACGCGGAGCAGATTTTGACTTCTATCCAGAGAAAAATCCTGAAGACTGGAAAAAAATCTTTGTAGATGAATAATTAACATAGGAGACTAAATGCCAAACAGATATAAAGTTGAGCTTACAGTAGTAGACAAGTATGAAGAATTAGAAGAAGAACCTCTAGATCTAGAAGATATTAAGAATGAGGTTACATTAGATCCAGATTGTGGTTTAGAGATAGAAGGAGAAATTAAAGTTACAAAAGTAGAAGAATAGGAGAATAAATGGCCCGAAAACCTCAACTAAAAGAAGTTCCAATATTTCCAATGTCCTGCGAAAAGGGCATAACTTCCAACCATTAGTAGATGAAGAAGGACAAGTTAGAGGGTATTACAAAAGAGATTCTAACGGAGATAAAGCAAATCCAAATGTTTATGGAATGCTATTTTGTAATAAATGTGGAGATACAAAAGAAATTGTAATTGTTAATAAAGGAGATTAAATGGCAAGGAAACCAAACAAAAGAAATTATACTAGAAAAAATCCAATACCAACGCAGAAAATTATGACTTTAGAAGGTGCTAATAAAGATTTATTAGGAAAGATAAAAGCACAAGATGAAATTCTTAGTATGACAAACAGGCAATGTGGAAATTCATCAGAGATTGTAGATCGTCAACACGAAGAAATAGCAATGCTTAGAGAAAGAAATGTAACCTTAATAGAAGCAATAGAAATTTTAGCAAGAGCTTCTAGAATTGAGAAACAAAATAGAGATTTAAATAGATTTAATAGATCGAGAAATGACACTGTTTCATTAACAGATTGCGAAGCAGGATATGCACATGACTATGAAAAAAGAAGATGATATAAAAGTCCCTCAACGATTTACAAGTTCTAAACAAATCCCTAAAGTTAGAACTCCAATGAATTACATGGGAGAAGAAATCTCAATACCTCCAAAGGAGAATTTATCGAATGAAGACAGAGTTAAGATTGTAAAGCAAAAACACGAAGACAAACGAAAACCTTTAATTGTAAACAAAAAACAGAAAACTAAAATAAAAAACAAAAAGTAGGAGAAAAACAAATGTTTCAAGAAAAAGATATGCCACATATGGCTGCTGGTGCAACTTCAGTAGGAACTGCTGCAAATGGCGCAGATACAGAAGAAGAGCAAGTAGCAGTAGATCCAAATCAAAAAGTAGAAGTTGCTGATCAATCTAAAGATATTAATGTAAGAGTTCCTCCGCCAACTGGAGGTAAAGAATATATTATTCAGTGGGAATTGGGAGAAAAAGAAATTGAATATAGAGCTAGTAAGAAATCTGGTACTTTCATTATAGTTCCTTTAGTTGGTCATATCGTAGCAGAAGGAACTGAATATCACGAATATCAAGTTTTGGATTGGATCAATTCAATCTATAATAAACTAGTAGCAACAACAGCAGTTCACGATTTTCTCTACAAAATTGGCGTAACTGTTCCACCAACAGCAACTCAGGCAGAATTAAAAACTTTGATGGAGCAAACATTGGCACAGAAACCAATGGGAACCATTGAATTAGAATGGCGAGCAAGTATGAAGAATCCTGCTGATCCTCGTGCTAATAAAGATGGTTATGTAACTCTTGCAAATAAGATGCGATTTTTCCCAAAGAATCCTGATGGATCTTATCGACATTTCTTTGAGAATAGAGTTGATGGTAGTGAAGTCTATGCTCAAGCTTACGTAGCTCAGCACTTGAAGAGATAATTTTTTGCTAGAGTAGTAGTGAGGCTATTTTAGCAAGATAGGGGAGGGAAGGCTATCAAAAGGGCAAGATAGAATTCTCTCCCTGCTCTTTATTAGAAAGGTAAAAAAATGCCAAAAGTTAAATTTGAAACAATTCCTATAATTATTAAGAAAGTAGATAAGAATTTTAAATCAATTAGTGTACCTCCAAAATTTGAGCCTTTAGATAAAATATATGAGGGAGAAGTTTTAGGCAGAGTAGAAGAAGTTAATTCGCCAATTCAGCCAGAGAAAGCAGCAACTATTCCATCTATAGAAGATAATGGAGTTTACATAAACAAAGATGCACAATTCCAATTCATTACAGGACCAGCAGGAAGTGGAAAGACATTTACTATCAACAAACGTAATGTTGAAGATTCTTCTTATATTGAGCTTGCTGCAACTACTGGCATTGCTGCTATTAATCTTAATACTAAAACAATTAATTCCTTACTTAAATACTACGATACAGATTCATTAAGAGATTCCTATATAGATCAACGCTTGCATTGGATACTTAGAAATATTAGAGAAGAAAAACAAGCATTGGGTATAGAAGAAATCTCTATGATGGATGCAAATCAATTAGATTTAGTCTATGATGCTATAAATGAAATTAACGAAGATAAGAATCCTAGAAAATTAGGATTTCATATAATTGGCGATTTGCTCCAATTGCCACCAGTTAAAGCAAATATGGTAACAGAGGCTAATTGTTGGCCTATTTTTCAACAAAATACTATTAGATTGAATAAAGTCTGGCGACAAGGAAATGAGAAATTTATAGAAGCCATTAATCTGGTACGAAGTGGTGATGGAAGGAATGCTGTACCTTTATTAAAGGAATGTGGTGTACAATTTATCAATCAAGTAATTGATAAGTTTGATGGTACAACTTTGATTGGTAAGAATGATTTGGTAGATGAATACAATAGTAAGCGTTTAATGGAGATTCAAGCTGAAACCATAAACTCTATTCCATCTAGAAAAGGCGAGCAATTAGGCGAATGGAAAACACAAATTCCAAATCTTATGAGATTTAAAGTAGGCGCTTATGTGATGATTCTTGCTAACAATTGTCCAGATTTTGACTACGTGAATGGTGATTGTGGAACTATTACAGATTATAACAAATCAGATGATAGATTTACAATTCTTCTGAAAAGAAATAATAAAGAAGTAAGCATAAAAAGACGTACACTATTGAATCTATCAAGAAAAGAGCCAGAATCACGGCACCATACGAAATATTTTACTCCTTATGTAGATCAATTTACTAAAAAATGGATAATTGGTAAAGTAGAATACCATCCTCTGAGATTAGCTTATGCAACTACTATTCATAAGTCACAAGGTTTATCCTTAGATAAGCTACAAATAAATATAAACACATGGAATTTCGGCTTACCCGGTATGGCTTATGTAGGAATCAGCAGAGCTAGAACTCCTGAAGGATTGTTTATTATTGGCACTGAAGCAGCTTTAGTTGATAAAATCAAAACAGAAAAGAGTGTGATGCAATATGTTTAATGATGATGAGGAACTTGCAGATGGAATTGATCTATATAGTGAACCATTCAAAGGTGAAATCTTTGAGCAATTTGGGAATGTAATATTTCCTACTAAGAACTATAATCTTAGAATAGAAAACAAAGATACTAAAGTTTCAGTCTTTTTTGAAAAACGATATATAGAGAAAAATGTAATTGTCTACTTAGATGATAAACGAATGAATTTTGTTCACAATTATGTTTTTGTTTATAGTTTTAAGGGATTAGAAGGAGATGGTGCAACTGTTGCACAATCACTTTTAGATCCTGCTAAAGCAAAACTGTTTGATACTTACTTAGAAGCAGAAAAAGCATTTAATTCATTACATAATAAGTTAAGTAAATTAAGTAATCATAAATTAATCTACTACGGGGCACGAAATGAGGGTTAAATATGTTTCCTGATGGAACAATAGATTTATTTAAAGCTTACGATTGTTTTCTGTGTGGGGAAATTTGTAATTCAGGTGATGATTTCTTCTATCATCTGGTGGATAAACATAAAGCAAATCCGTTTGGTTCTGGAGCAACATCATCAGAAGATACTATTTATTTTGGCCCTGCGCATATAATAAATGCAGCATTAATGGCTCAAATGTGGGGACAAAAAACAATTGCTGAATATATAATTAAGGAGCACGCAAAAAGATTTGCGATGATTAAAAATGTCAAAGTCTAAAGAAGGAAAAATTGCAATAGGCAAAAAGGGAGTTTTAGTCAAGGAAGCTAAAGAATTATCTCCAGTAGATGTTGATGTTTATGAATTTAAGCCTTACATGATGTACTTATTTGTTGCAAAACCGCAGAGAATTATTGGTGGTGATGGAGTTAATCCAGATACTTTAGTTAAATTACGAACGATGTTAAATTCAAATGGAATAAGGGGAGCATTTATTGTTTGTGATTTTGATAGTATGAAGGTATTTGAATTAAGGCCAGAGGATATAAAATGAAAACTATAATTGCAGGTTCAAGATCTATAAAAAGTTATGATCTTGTAGAGTATCATATAAGAAATTCTAATATAGAACTAACAGAGATTGTTTGTGGATTGGCAAACGGTGTTGATAAACTAGGACAAACTTTTGCTAGATTGAACAATGTTCCTATACAATATTTCAGACCACGTTGGGGTCTATATGGAAAAAGTGCAGGGTTTAAAAGAAATAAGCAAATGGTTGATTATGCAGAAGCAGCAATTATAATTTGGGATGGATTTTCTAATGGATCTAAGAATACTATTGAATTATCAATTAAAAAAGGAATAACAACACATGTTTACAATCAAGCAACTAACATAATAGAACGTTATCCAATGAAATTGAGAGATAATCTATAATGAAATTCAAAGATCTAAAAATTAATGACAAGTTTATATTTCCAGATGGAAGATTTATATGGGAAAAAATTAACAAATGTTATGCTAAATCAGACGTTGAATTCGTAGAACGATATGTAGATCCAGACTTAGAAGTTATAGTAGAAGGGAATATAGGAATAGAATGGCAACAGAAACTAGAAAAGAATTAATTGACAAATATGATTGGCTGGTTAATGCATATAACGTAGGAGAGATAGATTTTAATACTTTTGAAGAAGAATTTTTAGATACTCAGGGCGATGTAGCAACTAATTTATATGCAGATGATGGTTATTTAACTGATTTACAGATTGAAAAACTTGAACAGATTTACGATAAATATAATAAATAGGATATAATAGATGACAAATGATTTCTATATTTCAGGTGATTATGTCTTTATAAAACTTATGTGTAAGAATGAGCCATATTGGACTGTTATAGATGTTGATGATCTTGATAGAATTAACAAGTATAAATTATGGCATATTGCTGATAATGGACATAATAAATATGCTTATACCAGTATCAACAATAGAATAATAATGTTACATAGTCTCATCTGTAAAAGAACTGATAAAGCTATTCAAGAAGTTGATCATATTGCTAATAATGGATTAGATAATAGACGCGAAAATTTACAGATTACAACAAAGCAACAAAACAAATTATTAACTTCTATAAGAAGAAGGGTTGGATTAGCATTTGCTAAGAAAGAAAATAAATGGTATGCACAAATTAGAATTAATAATAAAATTTACATAAAAGGATTTATTACTAAGGAAGAAGCAGAAAATTTTAGGATCTTGTTACATTTACTTGCTATTGACACATATTTAAATGGAATTATGATTGGTGAGCTTGATGATGAATTAGCTATAGCTGGCTCCATAAAACAAAAAATAATAGGATTAACATTTGATAATATAATAACACCATTTCCACGAGAAAAAAGAAACTTTAGAGATAATATTTTTTATCGAAAAGGCTGGTCTAGATGGATTGTAAATCAGAGAATAGGAAAGAAAAGAATTTGGAAAACATGCAGTTCAAAACAGGAGGCAATAGATTTTGCAGACAAATTGCAAGCGGAGGTAGAAAATAGTGCTTTCTAAGCCACCGACCTGTTTTGGTTGTTCTCTCTATGGTTATCAGCAAGGTGGATTTTCACGCCCAGAAGGTAATTGTACAAATGGTGTAATGATAATAGGCGAAGCTTTAGGATCTAAAGAGAAACAAGATGGACTTCCTTTGCGCCCATACGCCGAATCTGGTAGCGTTCTACAAACTGTATTTAGAAGATTAGAAAGACAAGGAGTTGCACAAACCGATAGATTAGATTTTCTCTTATGGAATTTAATAGCTTGTCAACCTCCTAATAATCTTCTAGAAAACATGCCATATGAAGAGTCTTCTATTATTCATTGTCGCGTACACTTTCAGGAAGTTCTTAAAAAGTATTATGGAAAAATAAAATGTATCCTAGCATTAGGAAATCTTCCCCTACGATATTTATGTCCTGAAATTGGGGAGCTAGTTAAAAATGCTAAAGCTGAGAAGAATAAAAAGCAACTTAAAAAACTTGGATCTACTTCGCTTAGAGGTTATACATTTAATAGCATCCTTGGTATTCCTATTGTTAGCACTATCCATCCCTCTTTTATTGCTCGTGGGGAAAGATTATTGCTCCACGTGTTAAAGAGAGATGTATTTCATGCAATGCAAATAGCAAAAGGAATTGAGTTTCCTTTTAAGCATGATTATATTTTAGATCCAACTTTGGAGCAGGCCAATGAATTCTATGAAATATGCAGACGTAACTCTAACCTTGCAATATCCTATGATATTGAAACACCCGATACAATTTTGGAAACAGATGAGACTGAAATTGAATATGAAAATATCGAGGTCAGAGATATCAATTCGATTCAATTTTCATGTGAAAGTGGAAAGGGGATATTTCTTAGCTGGGATGGAGCAGATTTTACGAATATCGCAGCCAAAATACTTTCTCTTCCGAATACTAAGCTAGGCTGGAATAACTGGAGATTTGATCAGACAAACTTAGAATATCATTTAGGAAAAGGTTGCGTTAAAGGCTTAAACTTAGACTTAATGTGGGAGTGGAAACATGCTAATCCAGATTTTGTTAAAGTAGGAAGAGCATTACAATTTGCTGCTAATTTCTTCGCGCCAGAATTACCAGCATGGAAACATAGATCAGAAAGTGATCCAAAAGAATATGGTTGTATAGATGTTGATAGTGTAAAAAGAATTGATAATGGATTAACTCCAACTTTAAAGAATAAGAGATTCTTACCAGAAACTAAATCTTTATACGAAGGCTACATAGATGATATAGTGAATCTTCGCCCAATTCTTCTCGACATGACTGCTAGAGGTTTACCAATAGACATGGAAGCTAGAGAAGAAATGCGGAAGATGCTTGTTAGTGAAATTAGAAAAACTAATAAAGCTATTCAAGAACTGTATCCTTTTCAATTAAGAAAGGTAACTCCATCTGAAGGTTATAAATTTGTTCCAAAGGAAATAACTGATCTTACTATTAAATTTAATGAACTTTATAGAAAGCCAAATACTAATGGTAGTGGTAATCAATATATAATTTTTGGAGATGCAGAGAATTATCAAAAATATCTGGCAAGATATATAGAACAAAATTCTAGAGTAAGACAATCTAGAAAAAGAGATGGAACTGTTGTTACCAAGGAAATAGATACTACTGGTTTAGTACTCCATGAGTTTAATATTGCTGGTGAAATGGAAAAACGCTGGTGTAGAATGGAGAAGTATAAGCCCGGATCACCACAGCAAACTATTAAGTATATAGAATATAAAGGATATAAAGTTCCAACTACTAGAGATTTTCGGAAAGGTGATAAACCTACTACTACTAAAGATAAAATTAGTGAGTTATTCGATAGCACTGGTGATAAATTATTTGAATATATAGTTTATGCTAGAGAATTGAGGAAATTAAAATCAACTTATGTCGATTCAAAACGAAAAGGATGGGTTGTCTCCAAAGACAATCGAATTCATGCAGACTTTTTGCCAATTCCTGCAACAGGTCAGTTGTCTAGTAAGATCCATAATGCACCAGCTAGAGGTACTAGATTTAGTTCTCCGGGCTACAAGGAACTCGCTAATCAATTTAGAAAAACAATCTGTGCAGGAGCAGGAAAATTATTATTATCAGGAGATTGGTCAGCATTTCACGCATTAACTTTAGGGTTTGAAGCTGAAGATGCTGAATACATGAGATTAGTAAGATTAGATGTACACTCTTACGTAGCAGCTTATATTTTAGCAGAAGAACTTCCAATGAAGTTTGCTAAAGTTCGTGCGAAAAAACCTGATAAGTTAACACATGAAGCTTGGATTGCCAAAGTTGCTAAATATGAAGAAACACTTAATAGACTTAAAAATTTGCAACAGTGGTTAGCTTTGTCTGATGAAGAATTAGGGGGTCAATTAAAGTGGATTAAAAAGAACTTTGAATTTACGCGAAATTCGCAAGCCAAACCAGCTATCTTAGGCATGGGTTTTGGAATGCGTGAACATAAGTTTTATAAATTAAATCGCTATTCATTTCCTGACGTTAAAGCTTGTGAGAAATTAATTGAAATAATAAGAAATCTATTCCCAAAAACATTTGTTGATTTCCACAAAAATATATTAGAAAGAGCAGACAGAGATGAATATTTAATTTCTAGGTATGGTTACATAAGATGGTTCAATGATGTGTTTGATTGGAGATTAGTATATGCGCCGCCAAAATCAATGAGATTGGGCGAAAGATTAGTTAGAAGTAAGGGAAGATTATATCATGTAAGACAAGGTAATGATACTAATAAAGCAATAGCTTTCCTTCCTGCTAATGACGCGTTTGGAAAGAAAAAAGAAGCCATGCGTGACCTATGGGAATATCAAAAGGATGGAATTATCAGAAATTATGTTAGAGAGTTTGGTTTAGTAAATGAAATACATGATGATTTAACTTTTGAAGTTGATGAAGATAAAGTAGAAATAGCAGCAGGAGTTATTAAAGAGGTTATGAGCAGACCTGCAAGATATTTAAAGAATTCTGTAGCGCCTGAAGGACTTATTACACAGGTAGAAATGAAATATGGCCGAAATTGGGGACCATTCCATGAAACAAATAATCCAGATGGTATGAAGGAACTTAAGATATGACAGTATATGAAGTTGGAATTAAAAACAGGACACCTAGAACAATAAGTGCAGATAAAATGGAAATTGGTTCTCGTGGAGAATTAGTTTTTAAAAATAAAATTGACAATAAATATGTAATTAAACTAATTATAAATACTCAAAAGTGGGATTACGTAGAACAAAAGTAGAGGAACTTAAAATATGAATAAAGAATATGAATGGCTACTAGACTTTTATTTAAAACTTGTTTCATTTGATGTAGTAACTGGTACGTTTAGTCTTTTACAGACAGAAGATAGAAGCGAATTAATAGAATTAATTAGTGGGTTAAAGCATAAATTAGAAATTGTATTGCCAAAAATACAGGATATTCAATAATATGACAAAAAAGAACAATTTTACTAAAGAAGAAGTAATTGAACTTTATAAGTTTCACTTTCCAGCACAAACAAAAAAATCTAACGAAGTTTTAAAGAAAGCTTTTGATGATGAATTAATTTTCGTATTAAGAGCTTTAGATGAAACTAGCCCTACCATTATAATGGAGTGGATAAAAGAAAATCTTTTTTCTGCAACAGAGGAAAAATTACGTGGAGCATTTGAAATTGCTTTAGCTATGAAAAAGTTTGAGGATACAAGAAGAGTAACATAAATAAGGAAAAATAAATGTTAATATATCTAGCATCATCTTATTCGCATGTAGATCCTAATATTAGAAAACAAAGATATGAGAAAGTATTAGAAATTACTGCAAAGTTAATAATTGAACAAGGCTTGATTGTTTATTCTCCAATAGTGCATAATCATCCAGTAGTTCTTTTGCATGAAAATCGAACTGAAGATTGTGCTTTTGAGTTTTGGAGAAAGTTTGACAGTAAAATGCTGTCTCGTTGTGATCAAATGTGGATTCTTACAATTGATGGATGGAATACATCTACTGGAATTAGAGAAGAAATGAAAATTGCAGAGAGTTTAGCAATTCAAATTCGATTTGTAAATACACAAGGAGAATTACAATGATAGAAAAGAGAAGGAAAGGAAGGAGAAAAGACGATCCAGTTCTACCAAATCATTATTCAAAAGCAGGACAAGCTTCGCCGATATATTTAATTAAACAATATGATTTAAATTTTCCAATAGGAAACGTAATTAAATATGCTGCTAGATATAAAGATAAAAATGGAAGAGAAGATTTAAAGAAAGCCCTGTTCTACCTGTTATGGGAACTTGGACTGACTGTTGAGGAAATTTCTAAGATTGTTGAGGAAATTAAATGAATCGTCTTAGCATAGTTATAACAAAAATTCACCGCGCATTAGGCAGCGAACGCCCATTAATGGTAGAAATAACAATATTTGATCAATTGGGAACTCCACAATCTATGAATCTAATTCCAGCCACTATGCTAATTGGAAATCTGGAAGTAGGACAAAGATTAGTATTAGCTCCCATTGATCAAGTAACTTTAAAAAACAATGTCTAAAGAGCATCAATCAACTTCCTAGCCTCTGCATTTGCTTTTTCTGCATGGGCTAGGATTTGCTCATCTGTTTCTCCACCTTGCTCTCTTAACCTAGCAATTAGCAACATTAGTTCTTTAGCTCCCAATTGCACCAAAGCCATTAATCTAGTAATTCTCTCAAGTTCTTCAACTGTCATATCTCACTCCTTCATTTCTTTACAAGAATAACAACTGCCGATGAAACTGCACCTTGTAATGCAATTACAAATCCACTAAATGCAAGACGTTTAGCGGGATCTTTTATCCTTAAACTTCCCTCATTATTCAATCTAACAAGATTGTTAGAGATAGTAGAAACAACAGCTAGTAATTGCTGTTGTTTGTCTACAGTAGGATTTGCTAGTATTTCTTTCGTAATAACAATAGCTTCCCTATTTCCATCATTAACTGCAATTAGAAATGGCTTAATTGCATTAATGTCATTTTGTGATAGGGTACCACTAGCTTTTGCTTCAGTTAGAAAAGTAGCAATTCTTAGTTCACTCTCAGCAATTGTGTCCTCTGCTTTTGTTAATTGTCGCGTTTTGCTGGAATCACAACTACCTGCACCCAAGCCTCCATATGCAATTACCAACAATAAAATTAAAGAGATAAATTTTCTTTTAGTAATCATCCTTCTCTATTCTCCTTTTCAATGGCTATTACTTCTTTCACAGTAGCTCTAGGTGAAGCATCAATACCTGTTTGTATTTGTGAATTTGCAATACCAGTTGAAACTACTTGTGATCTAAGCAAAGTGGTTGAGATAAAAGCTAGAATTAATCCTATAATAGAAATTAATCCAGCTTGCTTCTCTGGTGAAAGTTTAATTACTCCCATTAAAACTAACAAAGGAATAATCTGTCTTAGTAGTTCAGATAAACCATTTATAATAACGGTTGGTTCTTTGTTCCACATATTTAAAAATTCCTCCTAATCATCAAACAAATCTGCTAATTTCTTAGTTGCCCTTATCAGCTTATTCGTCAAATCATCAATGGCTTCTTGTACCTTTCCCTTCTCAACAAGTGGAAGATCATTTATAATTTCATTATGTAAGTCAATTATGGGTTGAGTGTACTCACTTGTAATTTTATGATACGCTCCTTCACCAACAAAATACAAAGAAGCATGTAATGTAGATTGACAAGAAGCATTAATTGCTGCTTCTAAACTAATCGTACTGATGTTCCTATAATCATCAGCAAGATTTTCTACTACACCATATGCTAGATTACCATTTGTGATTATAATTTGACACGCACCTGCTCCCATTTTCAATTCTCCCTTCGTTTAGGTAACTTATCCTTAAGTGCATATTGAAGTTCTATAATGCTATTTTTCAAATTTTCCCTCCATGCTTCTTGTTCTCTAACAAGCTGAAATTTCTCTTGTCTTTCTCTCTCATTTTGTTTCTCAAGCTCATTTTTTTCAGTTTGTAAAACAACAACTGCTCGATTAAGTTCTTTTAGCTCATTGTTAGTTGCTTGTCCGTTATAGACAGTATAGCTTAAAATAAGTCCCAAAAGAACTGGAGCAGCCCAAGTTGTAACAGGGGAATCTTTTACTCTATTAACCATATTATTGATCCTTGTTTTAACTATGTCTCTTAGTAAGGTGTGAGTTAACACAGGCTTATCTGGATCAGCAATGTAATCAACTCTCTTTAGTTGTGGAAGCATCAGAGTTAAACTCCTAACTGCATCAATTTGTATCTCATTTCTATGTAATTTAAAACTCTACTAGCAGCTAATCTATCACCTGCCAAAGCAGTATTATCATCTTTTATTCCTTCCAACAATTGTGTAAGTCTAACAAGTTCATCGTCACTTAGAGTTTGATTACTAAATTTGTCCATTAAAATCTTAAATTTATCTAAAAGATCATCAAGCTCTTTAGCTTCTGGATGGGGTTTGTGAACAATAGCTATTGCTGCTTGCACTTCTTTCTCCCAAAATCCATATAAAATATTAACTTTAGTCTCTAGAACTCGTATTATCTTTAAATCATTTTCAATATCTGGAAGTTTGGCTACCTGAGAAATTAAAGTTGTTATTTTTGAATTAGAATTCCATACATAAATAAATAATCCTGTTACAGCAGTAACAGCTATACTTGCTAGTATACTACTTAGATGCTCCATCTACTTTTTCTCTTATAACTGCAAATGATAGCTTTCCTGCATCTGTTTCAACTGCATTAATAGAAACATCTATGTTCAATTTCTCACCAGTTCTGGTCATTCCCTCAACTCCACGCATAGGACGAGGATGCGGGGAACGATTAAACTCTTTCCTATGATTTGCATGAACATCTTTATGCATATCAGGAATAAGAGTATCCTCTAGCTTTTTCCCCATTATCATTGCTTTTGGCCATTTAAACAAATGTACAGCTTTTCTATTTATGAATTGAATCACTCCATCTTCATCTACAATAATAACTGCTTCTGATAATTCATCAAGAATTTCTAAAGCTGCATTTTTTACTTGCAAATGTTTGCTAACAATTCCTTCAATTGAATCGGGCATTTAACGTAGTACCTTCCTTAATTTTCTATTTGCCTTCTTCAACTTCTTAGTTCTTTCTTTATCATAATATTCAACGACTGGAGATGGAGAAATATTAATAAATTGTCCAACCTTTTGTACTGGAGTTATCTTTCTTCTTGATAAAGTTGTATCTTCTCCTGCTTTGTATCCTTCATTAGAAGTTTGTACCATTTTCAGTGGTCCTCTGAGTGCTCTAGGAGAAAGATTAATTATTCCTTTAAAATAATCTCCACCTGCTACTTGAGAAATTCCCCTTCTAATTTGCTCAGCGGTTGCAAAGAATGGAATGTTTTCAGAAAATGTATCACCTAATGAATCTGCTGTAGGAGAAGTTAAAGTTTGAATTGCACTATCTATAATAGGAACTTGCGGAGATAGTTTTCTACTAATTGCAGCAGAAGTTAAAATTCCATATCTAGCAAGTTGTTCAATTAAAGTATCATCACCTAAATATTTATCCCAATCTTTCTTAGGATCTCTTCCAGTTACTAAAGTATACATACTTCCAGCAAACATGGATAAAGGTAAAGCTGAAATTCCTCCCATAATTGCTAATGGAGCTAAGTCTCTCGCTAAGAATAAAGATTTTCTAGCAATTCCCTTATTTTGTTTAACTCCTAATGCTAAATTCTCCCACCACATTTGATTAAATGCACCAAATTGATAGAATAATTTTCCACCTTCTCCTAGTTGACGAATTATAAACGGATTTTCGCCACGAGTTGGATTAGATTGTGTTGCATCTACAGCTTTTACTATAAAATTAATAAGTTCATCGCCAGCTAATCCAAACTTTTCTTTACCAACAAAGTATCCTTCAGCAGCAGCATGTAATCTAGTTTGCTTCTCTCCCTCTCGCATGAAAACACTTGCCCAATGTTCTATCTTGGAACTCTTACCAGTACCTACTTGAGATTCAATAAATGTTTTTGTAAATTCTGGAGATAAAACTTTTTCATCTACTAATCTTTTAACTATATCATTAAATTCTGTAGAAGATTTTCCCCTTCTCCAATTTAAAGTTTCCTTAGCTGCCTTTATAAAGAAATGTTCTGGTTCTAATCCAGTTAATTGTTTACCACTTCCAGAGGGATCTGTAATTCTATAAAAGTATTGATAAGTTTGTGTGATAGGTTGAGCGACCGCGTTCATCCATAATTGATTTACGTCGAAACCTAATTGAAATAAATAAGTTCCTCTTCTAGCGGTAATTGCAGCTTTACTTAGCCAATTTAAATTAGCAGCAGAAGTTTCATCTGCAATATAAGAACTTGTTATTCTGTAAAGATTAGGATCTGTTTTCTCAATTCCAGTAGCTTCTAAAGCTTTAAGTCCTTCTTCTCTTCCAACTTTAGAATAGAAGGAAGAAGCATATAACTCTAGCTGATTAACCGTCGAGTTAAGCGCAGTTTGTAAATCTCTATCATAACCTCTAACAAAATCTCTTTTTAATTGATATGTAAAAGATGGAAACTTAGAGTAAACTTCAGCGCGGATTTTCTCTATTTCTGCATCAGTAGTATGAGCACCTGATCTATCTACTAAATCTTCAAATTGTGAAGGAGTTAATTGTTCTTTAAGTACAATATCTTTTAGATTCTTAATATCATACATTCGCCCAGCTACAGTATTTTTAGCAATGCCTAAAGCTGCTTTCTGCGCTTCAATCCATTTAACAGCTTGATTTCTAGATTGAAATTGATTATATATTTTCCTATTAGGGTCTCCTACAGGATAGGCAGGATCTTCTAAGTAAACAGCAATGTTTCCTTTTCTTTGTAAAGTTATATAACCAGATGATTTAAGATCATCATAATAAGAAATCATCTTAGTTTGTGCATCTGCCAAATCTAATAATTGAGTTTTAATTGCTATTTCTTCTGGAGAACCTGGAGTTACAGTAGCCAACTTAGCAGTTAGTTTAGTGGCTTTCTCTCTAACTGCGTATAGTTTTCCTTCTAATCTTAAATTTAAAACATTATCAATAGCTGCACGAATATTCTTATAAGCATCAACTTGCTGTAGATTAAGGCCAAAATTAGCGATTAGTTCTGGATCTGTCCAAATTTTTCCTTTATGATCTCCAGTTGCGGGATCTATCCATTCATTGCCTTGATAAATTGCTTCTGCTACTTGTTTATCTAATCCTTTAGTTTTTAATAGTTTCTTAGCAACCATCAATTCGTTCAAAGTATTAGTTTCATATCCTGCAACAACTCTCTGCAAAGTTCGCATTGTATCATAGACACTACCAAACTTATCAGAAATTTGCGCCAATGCAACGCCTCTAAGCCATGCTCTATAATCTAATCCAATTGGCTTTTGATGACTCTCAGGATCTTTTAAATAATTCTCTAGTTCAGGAATTTTATCTTTACGTAGAAACTTAGGAAGTTTAAGCGCACCTTCTTCGTCTTTAATAAACTCTCGAATCTGCCAAGCTGGAGAATTTTCATCTTGTTTTAAATTATCAGACCATCTTTCAATGGGAATAGAAAGCCTTTCTTTAAAATCAGCAGCTTGTTGTTTAATAGCGAAATAGAAATCTTCTGCATGTTGACGAATTGGTTCGCCATATCTTTCAACTAAGCTATTTGTAAATTCAGTTAGATCTCTAATTCCAGAATATAATAACTTAATTTGATCTATGAAAGCATCTGGATTTAAGCCAGAATTAAAAATAGTTGAATGCTTAGAAACTGGAGTTGGATTAAACGCTATATAAGAATCGCCAACTATATCACCTATAGAATCTTTAATTATTATTCCATCATAATTATTCTTAGTTGCCTGTTCGCGCAGTTCCATTCTAAGATTAGGATCACGCAACCAAGTTATCATATCATCCTTAGAATCAAATTTTGTCATTTGATTCTTTAAGTTCTCAGACAAATGAATACTTCTATTTTCTAAAAGGGTAATAAATTCTTTTCCAGTAAATGATATATTCAAATCTCTCAAGTCTAAAGGTGCTTTTATTGGTGGTTTTTCTGCCTTATATACTATAGGTATATCTGCATAGATAGCACTAGAGTTAGCAGAGGTTTGTTTTATCTGCGTTATTCTTTTTGCATATTCTAAATTATTAGTAAAATAAGTCCACCCTTCAGGGTGTCGTCCAGTTGCATGAGCTATGTCAAACTCGTATCGTGAACCATGATATAATTCTCCATATAATTTATTAATAAGATCCTCTCTAGCAGAATTAAATGCATCAGCAGTTACAATTCTATTTCTAACTCCAGTTTCTGCATATTTAAGAATTTCACTTCCACCAGTTCCATATAAAGGAAGTCCTTCTTTAGATAAAGATTCACGCATTGAAGGAGTTATTTCTAGAGAATGTACCTTCTCTTTTGCTATTTCTTTTTCAGTTGCAAATAAAGTATAGTTATCAAAAGATTGCCTTTCTGTTATCTGTTTCCATTCTCCATCTTTAGTATATCCATATACTTCCTCACCATTTTCTAAAGCTTCTAATGCTCTACCTAAGCTCCAGAAACTTTCCTTACCTGTTTTAGTGCCAGTAATTATTTCTCTCTCACTATATTTCGCCCCAAATCTCTTTCCAATTTTACTTACAATATTCTTATAAGCAACATCATAATCAGAATATTTTCCAATTCCTGAACGAAGTTCTACTGCTTCTTTGAGAGAGAATTGACCTTTGAATTTACTCTTGTTTTTGACTTCAACATCAATTGGTAATTCGTAATTATCAGTAGATGGAACTCCACGAATTATATCTCTTTGTTTAGTTAATGCTTCTAATTCAGCTTGTTGTTTAGCTTCCTGATCCCTAACTTCTTGCGCTGCTTCTTTAGTTGTAAGTTCTGCAAATCTTTCTAGAGAAATATTTTGAAGTTCGTGTGGAGATTGATAATTTCCATGTCCAGGCATTCCCATATCAAATGAATAAGTACCATCAGCATTTTTCTTCCAATTAAAATATTTTCCTTCTAAAATTCCACCATATCTCTCCTGTTGCTGTCTCGCAGTAGTCCATCCTATAGCATCATATTTATAATTTCCATTTTCATCTTTAGCAATAGCAGCATCTCTTAAGAATCTTTTAAGAACTAATTCCTTCCAATTATGTTGCATGAAAGGATTTGGTTCTACTGCGCCTCTTAATGATGATCGTCTATCATTAAATCGTGCATATTCTTCTGTTTCTTCTTTTGTAAGTTCAACTCTTTGATATTTCTCATTTAATTCATTATATCTAATTTGTTCTTGTGGAGATAATCTTAATCCTTTCTCTCTAATATCATGGTTCCAATCACTTTGAAATTCCTCTCCAAAATAAATCCTTTTATTATCAGTAGAAATTCTATCATTAGCTCGATAATGTGCGACTATATTTCCTTCATCCCAATGTGGAGATTTATATTTTGTAACATCAATTGGAATTTCTGGGTGATCTGCTAAGAATTCCAAAGTATTCATTGGTGGAGATATTAGTTTGACTTCTTTAGAATTCTTTGCTCCAGCAAGCTCTAGTTTTTCGTATGGATAAGAATTTAAAGAATATTTAGGAACATTTTCATCAAACTTTTTACGTGCATTCCATAAATCTGACATTTGAGCAGTTATTTTAGCAGCTAATTTTTCATCATGATTCCTTGTAGCTTCTTCTCTCTCACTAGCTAAGACTTTTAACTGCTGATCAATCTTAACAAATTCAGGATGATTTTCTTCTGCTATACTTTCAGCAACCCTAACTTGGCCTCTCTGAATAATATCAACTAAATCTTGCTTACTAATTTTCTTATCCTTATTACTCTCTAAAAATTCCTCAAGTCCACTTGTCCATTCAAGTTCATCTTTGTGCTGTAATAAAACATTTCTTGCTTGCTCAGCAGTCATTCTATTAGGCAATTTCTCTACAGCATCTTGCTTCATTCTAGAGAAAAATGGATCGGCTACATTACTATCTAAATATTCTTTTCCTTTTTGAAATAAAATTTGAAAATCTTCGTCTGTAAAATTCTTAACAATATCACCTAAACCAATTCTTAATTTATTAGCAAATTCACTTACATTAGCTTCTACTTTTCTATGATAAAAATCCTCTAGATAAAAAGTAGAAATTTGCGTTAAATCCCAAATTGCTTTAGTACCTTCCACTAAATCTTTACCAATAGCAGCTAAATCCAACCCTGATCTTAAAGTATTTCCTCCCTTTGACTTAGTATTAAGTAGATGATCAAATACAAGTAAAGTTCTATCTGGTGTTTGCCAAGTATTCATTTCACCAGAATTACCAAATACTTCCTTAGCAGCTTCTCTTACTGCAACTGGATTATCTCTAATGTTTCCAACTCTTTGAATAACTCGCATTAATCTTTGGACAGGAGTTTCCTTTAGATTAATGCTTGGATTTTCTTTAATTTGATCAGGATTAACTGGAACTTGAGTTACTTCTTTATTTCCTAAGTATTCTTCTTTAGCTCTAACAGCCTCCCAATTTGTTCTCAATCCTGCTCTAATGAGATCTTCATTCTTCTCAAAATAATCTATTATCTCTTTAGGAATCTGTTTCTCTAGTAAAGAAATAGCAGCAAATGCAGAAATTTGCCGATTAAGTGCATCTTTAACATTAGCTCCGCCCAATTTCTTTTCTGCAACAGCACGTCTTAGATCGAGCAAATTAAGCGCAGCAGTATCTAAATTCAAGTAAAGAGTCTGCCCTTCACTTCTAGCTTGAAATCCTTTCTCTAATTTACTAGCCAATGGATCTATAGATAAAGTTTTCCTGTCACTTTCAATTATATCTCCACCCTTAGTAACAGGAATTAAAACCTTCTTTTGTCCTAATTGTAAAGGCGCAGCATTAATAATTTCTTTAGAAGGAACATAAGGAATTAATCCAAATCTTCCTTCTTCTAATCCTCCAACCTTGTATTTACCAACCGGGAAAGTTAATCCTACAATAAAATTACTTGCAACATCTTGAGCATTTCCACCTTCAACTAAGGTAGTTCCTCCACCTAAGATAGCATTAGTTCCTCTCATTAAGAATTGTCGCGTTAATGGAGAAATTGACTCTATAGAAGTAGGTGGAGCAGAAGCAAATGCATCTATAACTGTATCATCAGAATAGTTTCTTAAATGTTGCATCCATTCAGATAATGATGTATTATATTCAACTTTAGACTTTGTAAAAGGTGCTGCACTACCTTGTCCCCTACTAACTTCTATTCTTTCAATATAAGGAACTCCATTTTTCTCTTTAGTAATATAAAGAGAAGTTCCTTTATTAAAGAAACTATCTAATCCATGTGTAGCTCCCACCATTAATGCCATAGGCAAGGCTGCCTTAGCTGCTTCTATATTTCCTCTATGAAGATTTTCTACATAAGTTAGAGTAGGTAATGCACCAATGCCTAAACTTCCAGCAAGTGCATATTTTGGAAATGATATAGCACCAGTAACAATTCCAGCGCCAACTTTCTCACTTAGACTTTCTGGTTGTTTGATTTCGTTCTGATAGCCGAATAGATTCTTCTGTATTTCTCTATCTTTATCAATTAAATCTTGATATTGTTGCGAATCGCCACCATATCTATATAAAGTATATAAAGCTTCAGGAAGCATTCTAAGATTATGAATTAGTTGTGCATCAGCAAGACCAGCTTGGCTGATTCCAGATTTAATTGCATTTTCATCAATCAAAGTTGCTGGAGATAAAATATTAAAAGCAGTTTTTATATAAGGATGCTTTTCTGCCAATACATTTACATTGGCTTGCTTAGCAGCTTCTATTTGTTTTCTAACAGCTTGCTCTTCTCTTTTTATTTGTTGTGATTTTAAATAAGCTGCTTCCCATCCAGCTTGTGGTCCGCCTTTACTCCTTCCTTCTATGTAAGCATTAATTAAATCAGTCGCACCCTTAGTCATTCGCGCAGTTAATTTATATTTATGATCTCCTATAGGTTCTGCACTGCCTGTAAATTCAATTAGATTTCTACCTGTTTGCGCACGATATTCTTGATTGACTTGAGAGTAATTGGGATCAATTGCGCCTAACCAATAATCAGTTATTGTATTAATATCTGGTCGATTAACTCCTTTAACTGGAATAATAGTAGTAATTCTATCTCCAGTTAATTGATTTGGATTTGCGCCAGTAATATTAGGTTGATGCAAAGCAGCAGCACCAGCAGCAATTTTTTCTTCAATAGTTCTTCTATCTACAAATGGTTTCTCTTCTAATGGTTTTAAATCTTTAATATTAAATTCACCAATTTGATCAACTGGAGATAAATCCAGTTCCTCTTTATTTTCTTCTGCTTTAATTATATTTTCATCAAGATTATCAAGTACAGAAAGATCTAATTTAGCTTCATTAACAACATCATCTGTTGAAAGAGCACCAATAGCAACATCATGTATGCTTCCAAAATAATCTACAGGATTTACAGGTTTACCATTAAGTTCTGCTTTTATATGAAGATGTGGACCTTTTGATCTTCCAGTAGATCCAGATAAACCAACTACTGCTTCACTGGAAATTCTATCTCCAGCTTCAACTCCTACTTTATTCAAATGTCCATAAGTTAAAACTAATCCACCACCATAATCTACTTTTACAAATCTTCCATAGCTTTTATTTCCACTATCTCCAACTTCTATAACAGTGCCTTTTCCTAGAGAGTTAATGGGAGTATTAAGAGCAATTGGAATATCAACTCCATTATGGAACTTAACGCCAAGTCCATATGGATCTTTTCTCTTTCCAAATCCAGAAGTAATTTTGGAAGGTGGTAAGGATAATGGTTGAATCTCTTTTGGAAATAAATTATCTAAAGAAGATAAATCTAGAGATTCTGATTCAGTTTCGCTCTTCTTTTTGGCAGGAGTTTGATCTTGCTGCTCTAGTTCATTGAAATTAAATGAATCTAAAACTGAGAGATCAAGATCATCACTTGTATTTGAGGGAAGAATTGTAGGCATGATTACCTATTGAATTCCTTTTTCTGCTCGAATTCTCTCTGCTATTTGTGCGTCTGTTAATTTGGTATTTGGATTAGCTTTTCTTACAGCATCTATAGCTACGCGCATTCGCGGTGAAAATTGCTGAGATTCAGGTGAAGCATTTAAATCAACTCCAGCCTTACTTAAATTACTTTCACTTTGCTTGACTAACTCCTGCGCTTTATTATGTGCTTTAAGCGCATTCTGATATTCACTCTCTAAATCATTTGCAGTCTTAGTTGCACCTTGCCAGTTATTTTCTGCTTGCTGATATTCCTTTTCATCAGGATCATAATCTTCTTTAATCTTATCAAAGTTAGCTTTGGCATCAGCAGCAGCTTGCCAAGCAGCGCCTTTCCTAGCAGATAGAGAATTTACATTATCTAAAGAAGCTTGAGCAGCAGAAACAAACTCTCCATGTTTTTGCTGTGCCTGTAAAATCTGCATGTTATTACCAAATTTTTGATTTGGTTGTATTGGTGTGGTTCCTTCTACATCTTGTTGCTTATTAATTACACCTAATGCAAAATTATTCTTCCATATTTTAGCAGTTTGCAATTCTACTTCTGGGTCATCTATTTCTTTTCCCATTGTAGTTGCAATAGATTGTCTTAGTGTTTTATAAGCTAAAGAAACTCCACCACTTCCGGATTTTCCACCAGCTTGAATTTGTTTAAGAATAACAGTTTCAGGAACAACTCCTGGTTGTAATTTCTGCTGATAACTTTCTTTAGTTATTGGATTAAACCATTCTTGTTGCCATGATTTAGTTTCATTATCATAAGTCCAATCACCATTATTTTTCCATCCTTGCTTATTCATTACTCGCTCTTGTAAGTTTGCATTTAACAGAGCAAGTTTATATTGTCTTTCAAATTCATCAGATTGTTGTGCAGATATTAATTGCTTTCTTTGTATAAGGTCAATATCAGCAGCAGACATTTCGCCTCTTCGGCGCAATAACTTTTTAGTGGTTGCTTGAGTTCCTTTAGTTTGAATATTAGTAGCTAAAGTAGAATTTGTACTTAGCAAATCAGGGTTAATCTGTTCTACATTACTTTGCTGTTGTTGCTTATTAAAATCAACAGCACCTTGATCCTCTATTGATTTACCAGCCTGAGCAGGAGTACTTTCTTCACCAATATCAATTCCTTGTTCTGCTAATTTATCTAATCCTAGCTGCTTTGAAAGTGGAATATCAGTTTTTATATTAAGTAAAGGAGCAAGAGAATCCATTGCTTTTATTTTCTGATCTAATGGAGTCTTTTCGTCTTGAATCTGAGAATAAATAATTTGCATTATTGGCGCTAGTTTTCTATATTTGTTCTCTTCTTTATGTCTTTTAGTAGCAAAATAAGTATCTAGAAAATTTCTAGTTGCTTGTTCAATGCCTAATCCTACGCCAAGTCCTACTCCTCTTGCCATTTTAATCTCCTATTTATTTGCTACCTAAAACAGCTCCAAGAATAGTTCCGCCAGTTCCTATAATCGATCCTATAAGTTGTGCTCGTCTATCTGCATCTTGTTGTTTTAGTTGAGAAAGTCCAAACAAAGAATTAGAGGCAGATGAAAGCCCACCAGCACCAGCAGATAATTGTTGTGCTCCCATATTTGCAATTGCTTGACCAATACTAGAAATTTCTCCGGGCGCACTAGCTCTTAATTGAGTAAGTATCCTATTTAAATTTCCTGCTCTGCTTTCTTCAACTCCAGCTAATGTAGCTGCCCTATTTCCACTTCTTCCAGCTAAACTATAAGCAGTTGCTTGTGCTTCATCTGCTGATTTTGTATACTCATCAGCATTTATTAAACTAAGCAAATCTTCATTAGAACCAGTTAAAATTTTCTTGTAAAAATCTAAAGAAGTGTCATAAGCTGACCCTGCTTTTTCAAAATTTGCTTTACCAGCGGGAATTCCATATTCAGCTAATTTCTTTTGAATATCGATTAATTCTTGCTGTTGTGAGTCTAAAACTGATTGACTAGTTGACGATGGAGAAGATGTTCTTCTTCCTAATATAGTTCCACCAACAGCACCAGCAATTAATGGGATAAAAGGAACAACTGGCATAATTAAGCTACTTTCTGTTTCTTATCATCAATTAATGCTTTTACATAAACTTTAAGTGGGAGCTCTATATAACCAAGACGTTCCATATAATTTTGGATATCTTCATCTTTAGTTTGTATAAAAGCAAAGGCTGCTGTTCTATCGTTTTCTACTAATAAGTTTTCTACTTTAGAAATCATTCTAACAGCAATAGTTCCATTTCTATAATCTTCCCTAATCCAAGTTCCTTCTATATGAGGAAGTTGTAGTAAGCCCATTCGGCCAATTATATCTTTATTTTCATTAATAGCATATAAAATGTGAGAAGTTGGCGGCCAAGGAACTCTTATACTTTCATCTAACTTATGTAATTCTAATAAGTTTGCTTCTTCGCCAGTAAAAAATTCGTATTGTATGCTTGACATACGATAATTGATTAACTAGACCATAACAATTCGGTATGGCACACTGTTTGTATATATTAATCTATTCCCACCCTCCACCCTAGCAGCTTAGCATATATCGCTATAAGCTGTCAAATATAGAAACAGGCTAAACAAGTAATAGTTTTTTGATAGTTCCTGCGTCATTAAAGACAATGAAAATATCTCCACTTAAAGTATTACGATGAATCCCCCAAGTATCATTAGCATAATCAGCAACAGTAGGATCAGCAGCAGTTGAGGTTGTTAGTTTAAATGGGATATTAATATCTTCTTTAACTAAAGTTCTAAAAGTAGGAGTAGCTGCTCCACCTGAAGTTGGGCCTGCAAAAACTCTATTCGCTGCTTGAGTAGATAATGTAAAGGTAAAAGTTCCACTTTCAGTAATCGGACTTCCACTAATTGAAAATAAAGCATTACCAGTTGCAGAAACAGAAGTTACAGTTCCTATACCTAACTGCTCTAATGGGTTATTTCCTTGTCCCTTATTTGTTATTAACTTAGTTACGAAATTATTAACAAGTTGTGTTGTTTGAGTTACAACTTCTTGCGTTCTAGTTTCTATTTCCTTAACAGATGCTTCAGATATCTTTCTTGTTTTAGCATTTACGTATTCATATATCCTTAGAAAAGCAATATATAAAATTTTATCAACTTCTGGATCTACTCTACCACGTAATTGTGGAAGATAATCCTTTACTTCGTCAAATAATTCATTCTTTGGCATATTAATTATGCAAAGTTGAGAATAATTCTAGCAGTTCCAGCAGTTACTATTCCAGCCTCTGTAGATCCATCTACTATTCTAATCCATTTGTCCATAGTAGAAATATTATTACTTCTTAAAGGACTTTCAAAAGGTTGCTTTTCTTCTTTAAGTAATCTATATGCAATATCGAAATCCACTGGATCAGTTGATATATCAACTCTAGTTCCATCAGCATTTGATTCTGGAGAAATAATCTCTAATTTCTGACAAACTGTAGGAAAATTAGGCTTATCATCAGCAAGTAAAGCTGCTGCAATTAAGGTAGAAAGTTTAGTCCAATCTGCTAAAGCAACTGTTACATTTTTAGTGCTCATTATATAGTAGCTCCTGTCTGCGAATCTCTATCACCAAATGGTTTAAGTGGCGAATAAAAGCTTGGCATATTGTATTGCCTAATCCAAACTTCTAAGTCATTCATATAAATACGAAAATCTTCCTCTGCTTCTATTCTATATTTTAATAATTTTCCCTTTCTTGCCCTTACGAAAAAGAACTGCTTCCTTTTATCTCCATTAGTATCTTCAAGTTCATATTCTTCTATAGCGTCATCGTAAAATATTTTTAAAGTAGCTAAAGAAGTTGTTCTAGCCACAATTCCAATTCGTTCAATCACCTTAAACCCAGGAATTCCATGTGATGTTTCTTGAGTTTCCCAAACTTTTCCTAATTCAGGCTCAACATCAAATTTATACTCACTCTGATAATGTACCCATTCTGTATTATCATCAGAAGTTCTTATAATTCTATGAGAAATCCACGGAGTTTCAAATGGATATGATTTAGTAGATTTGCCAATGTGATTAATAACTATAGTAGCTCGGACATTTCCATCTTCATCTTTAAATATAAGTTCTTTATCAACTCCAAAAGTATCAGCATCTATAACAACACCTTGCCAGAACTTATCACCAAAAACACCAGCATCTTCTACATCAGAGAATCTATCATTGGTTTGATCTGCTCTTGGTAGAAAATAAAACTGTTGCTCATATAATCTAACATTGCTAGCAAGCGTCCATTCTGTTCTACAGCTTATATTTCTTCCTAATCTTCCATCCCCACTGTTGATAACCTTAGCAATTTTTTCTCTTCTCAAAGATCCAATTGGAAGATTGGCAGGAATTTCGCCAGCTAATCCATTATCGTAGAATATAGAATAATCTAATCCACCAATTCCTAAATTAACATCAAACACAATTTCATCATATAACTTTAAAATTCTAGAATCTCCCTGATCAGCAGAGAAAGGAACTATTATTGATTTAATATCATTTTCTCTTGCAGTTAGTCCATCTGAGAATTTTCCAACCCCACTCTCAATTCCTACTAAAACATCAGATGAAGATTCTATTTCTTCAGTATAAACAACGTTCATTTTATCATCTGCATAAGTATCATAAGAAATCCAATCATTCATCTTCTCATCATAAACTAAACAGATATGATTGCCTGATAAATCTATAAATCTAAAGAATAAATAGTCTCTTATATGAAAAAATCTAATTGCTTCTGGAATAGAAAAATCTGGTGGCTGAATAACAATTCCATCAGTCCCTGTTGATATGCCAACTGGTAAAGGATCAACACCATTATGAGGAAATAAATTATATAAACTTCCATTAGTAATATATTGAGGAATTCCAGTTCCAGCAGATTTTACAATTCCATCAGCATTATCTGTTAAATAATAAATTGCATCTCTTCCTACACAAATTGACCATCTACTAAATACTCCCCTAGAACCAGCATTTTCTCTAGCAATAAAGCCAAGAGCACCAGACTGAAAAGTTGGAATTAACATGAAGCTGCGCTTATTAGAAAATAAAAATCCATATCCATCATACATAACTCCAGTTAGTAAAACTTCACTAGGAGAAGTTATTTCTAGAAAGTTAATATCACTTTGTGTATCAGGAGAATTTCCATCTAACCAATAAACTGTGCCAGCAGCTTTCTTATTTCCAACTCCAAATATGAATAGTCCTGAATTACCTTCTCCAAATGGGCCAAATATAATTGGTAAAGGTTGACCTGTCAATAAGGGAGCTTTAATTTCAAAGTTTACATTAGATAAGCTTCCCATATCTTTTTCAAGTTCAACATGAGAAACATCTGTGGGATTCGTATAGAATCTATTTAATATTCCATCAATTAAAATTTGCACTCCACGAGGATATGAAATATTCAATTGATCTCCACTGATCCAAGTAAACTTAGTTCCAATAACGCTACAAATTCCTAATTTTGGCGTATCTAAAAAAGCAAATGGTTTATAAAAATCAAATACTTCTTCATCTCCAATTTGATCTCCTTTTAATCTTCTTCCAGCAGGTTCATTTAGTGCAGCTACAAAATCAGATACAGTATCTATAAATGAAGATCCATCGTTTTTTACAGTTCCAATAATTCTATAATCTTTTAAAGATCCACCAAATCGCGCAATATCTATTACAAAATCTGTAGAGAAATCAGTATTTGCATCAACTGGAGTTAGTGCTATAGAATTTCTAGAGGTAGAAATTGCTTCTCTTAAAGGAGGACTCCAATTGGAAATAGCTTTTGTTCGCGGATCTCTTACTCGCCATATATAATTGTATGGAATTAAACTGGAAGTTCCTCTAGTAGATTCTAAATCACTTCCACCACCTACCCAAATTGAGTCTAATCCAACATCAATTGCTGCTGCACAATTAATAGATAAACGAATAGCTTTAATATCTTTCTTTGTCCTAGAAGCATCAGTTCCTACACGTTTTAAATCTCCTAATTTAATATAAAGTTCAATCCACTGTTGTTCACCTAAGCCTGTTTGACCAATAGGAGAAGTCGTATCTAAATAATCAACAATTGGATCTAGTCCTAAATCTTGTCTAGTGCTAAATCCGCCAGATGATTCTTGATCTCCTAATCTTAATAGTTTATTAATAAGTTCTTCTCTTTGTACAGTTTGTTGAATTGCAGAAAGTGTAGAGGTTTCCTGTGCTGCCGAACTTGTAAAATAATTAGGGGTTATTGGGTAATAAAAATAATTATTAAAAGGAACTGCTGAATCACAATCTAACTGAATCTGAATTTCTGTTAATACAGCAGGATTACTCACTTTTAATGAACAGTGTAAATAATCTGTATTCTTTAAAGGTTGTCCATCAGCATTTGTTAGATCAACATCGATCGTGTTAGTTATAGCTGAAATTCCTGCTGCTCCTACAGAAGTAATTAATCCTTCTGCAAATATAGTATCAGCAGCAGCATAAGTTCCAACTGTTGCAAATACTCTCAAAGAAGCTGCACCTACTACCGTATTTCCAACTGCAAATGTGCCAACTGTAGAAACTCTAACTGATGGAAGATTATTTATATTTCTAGTAACTTCTTGCACTCTCACATATTCTGTTCCATTTAATAATAAGATAGAGTTTCTTCTAAGAGAAACGTCAGAAGTTGATAGGACGATAGTGCATAATCCACTAGTTCCACTATCGTAACTTATAGATTCAATAGTAGCAACTCCACTTAATAAACTAGCTGGAATAATTTCCTCTACAATAAGCTCATCGCTTCCATCAATTATAACAATTGCACCAGTTTGTAAAGTTGGTGGAACATCAGTAACTACAGAGGCGAAACAAGGAGCAACATCGTCATATAAGATTGCAGTTATAGTATCATCTATTCTATCTTCAACAATTGGAGTTGCTGCGCTGCCAATTAAATCATCCCAATCAGCAACATCTGCTGTTGTTATATTGTCTATTATTTTCCTAAATGGTTTGGAAATAGCAAATGAAAGTGCTTTTGTCGGCGCATTAATTCCTATATCTGATAGAATATTACTAACAGAAATCTTACACATCTTCAGACTATCAGCAATATAAGCATAAGCTTCTGTAGCCTCTTCTGGACGAAAATCGACAATGCTTAAAGGATCATTAGAAAATCCGCCAACTTTTTGATTTAATGGATCTCCACTCCCTGTATATATTTCTGTATCAACTCCAATAATTCTATTAATTTCTCCAGTTATCTTGTTTACAATAGTTTTAATGGTATGAGGAACTTGAGGCAACGCTGGATTTAAACTTAGAAATGGAAAAACCTTTGGTCTAGACTTAAATTCACCCTCTACGTCAACACGGATATTTTGCAGAAATCTAAACTTGTTCTGTGGCACTAAGTCAGAAACCACTCCAAGTACCATTCCTGAACATAGCATTTTTTGTGAGTGATATTTGTGATCTGCCATTACACAACCATTTCTTCTTTAACCCTAATAGAATTATCTTCCTCTTGTCTTTTTGTTCGTTTAAACATAGTTTCTACTGAATATCCATTCTTCATAAGTCTAAGATTGTTTTTAATTCCTGTTCTTATAAAATTATTTCTCTCGTCGGTTGTTATTTGTACTGCTTCAGCGCCATTTTTTATACTCGCCAAGTGAATACAATAATCTAATAATGGCTCTATATATTCCATCTTAACATCTATGAAATCATCATCATCAATTGGGATATAAGCATTAGTAACTGCAAACATTAATATTGAGTAAATATCATCGGGAATACAATTAACTGCAAATAAGTTATATCCAGCAGATAGTAATAAAGATGGTTGATCTATATTATTTTGCCATCCATATTGATTGTTATCAGCGCTTACTATAGAATCTATAAGTAATGGAAGCCCATTTAATTTAGCTTCTAATACTGAAGTATAATTCTTACCAACAATTAATCCCTCACTCCATCTTTCTTCACAATAAGCAGACATTGAAGGATTGTAAGCAATTCCATCTTTTGAATAAATATCTGCCAAAACTCCCCATTTTATATAAGAAACTAAGTTATCAGGAATTCCTATTTTAGTATCTAAAGCTAGTGTTGTAGTAGAAGGAATTCCATTTACTGATATAATCTCTAACTTGCCAAGATTCGCTGGAAGTGGATAGATTTTTATAGTATTTAAATTACCAAGAACTGCTGTATAAAATTCAGGAACTTCTACAGTTTCATTAAATGCATTTCTATTAAAATATCCTACATTACTTTCATCTTCTCTACCTAATGGAAATATTTCATCAGGATTTGTAAGTTCATCTAGATTAACATAAGCTGCTCTTACTACATCTAACACTTCGTCGTCTATTACTACTTTATTATCATTAGGAGGATTCATATTGAATAACTTCTTACTCAATATAAGACCTGTTTGAAATTGAAATTGATTCACGCGATTACGAGCAAATTTTAATATTTCATCTAAACTTGTAATTTCACTTATTGGACTTCCTGTGCCAATACTTTCTATTAGATGAAAATTAATACAATCTAGAATAAATTGATAATCTAAATTGAATGAGGTTAGCTCTTGCTCAGCAAACAAATCAGTTGTTATATCATAAAAACTCTGTCCAGCAATTGTTTTAATTTCTATTTGATTTCTCCAAATATGCCCAATTGCGCCAAATGTATGCAGAGCTTCCTTTAGTAATAAATTGGCTTCATCATCAGTCCAAAATCTTTTAGATAAATCTCCAACTCTTTTAAAGAACTGATCCTTAAAAGCTGCCCTAGTTGTATGTTGGAATTTTGGAGAGGTCATTAGTTACACACAGGATCTGTATTCCAATTACATTGACTTATACTTCCTAACCAACTTCCACTTATTGTACCAGAGATAGCTCTATCTAATCTATCCTTATCATATCCCATATCAGTTCCATCACTTGCTGCATTTTTCCCAGGACTTGTAGCTCTTAGTTTGAAGTTTCCACCAGAAAATCCATTGTTAAAATCAACAAACTGAATATCTGTTGCTGATGAAACATAAGTATTATCAGTTGGATAGTTTGTAGAACTTCCATTAATTAAATTCTTACTCCAAGTTCTAGTTGCACTATCAGTAGCAACATTTAAAGAAGCTGTTCCTTCAGCAGTTCCATCAGCTTTTATGCCGAATATATTATATGTAAGAATATTATTTCTAAATATAAATCCATTTCCTAAAGAAGTTCCTGTTGCTGGAGTATCAAATAGGTGTATTACTCTATTTCCACCACGAGAATTAACAAATGTACAATGCTCTATTGAAAAATCATCTGGATAATGTTTTACTCCGCCTTGATATGATGTTAAAATAAGTGACATATTTCCACTGGAAGGATTTCCACTATCTTCATTATTAAATGTAATTCCATCTATTTCAAATAAATCATATAGAAAAGATATTCTTCTAGTATGATCAGTAGATTCTTCTAGTGTATTATTAGAACCATTAATTACTATTCCTGCACCAACATTTCTAAATCTAGATAGGTAAACTAAAATATCCTTAGCAATTACAATTGGATTAGGATCATCATTAGATGTTTTAAAACTAATAGTTCCACCAGTTTGTTCAGATTCCCACCAAGGACCAAAATTACAGGCAAATATTAAAACTGCTTCACCTTTTTTTATTTCAAAATTATTCTTAGTGACCCAATCTTTACCATCCCAAGAAGGATCATTAGATTTCCACTTTAATAACCATGGAAAGTCTGAATATCTAAATTCTAAATCAGAAGTCGCATAACCAGTTATTGTTTGATCAACACCACCAGATAAAACATTTTCTCCAGCACCATTTACATAACAATTCCAAACTAATAATTGCTTAGCAGTTCCAATTAAGATTGCTTGAGAATCTCCGTTTGTATCTTGAAATCTTTCTATAGTTGAATCAATAAATACAGTTTTTTCTGCATTTACATAAATACCTCTTTTTGTATTCTTAAGATCAATTCCATGAATCCAACATCTATCAAATCTAAAATTAGAAGGAAGTTGAGATTGAGAAGTTTCTGCTGCTGTTCCAAGCATTACTAGTTTAGTTTGACTAGTTCCGCCTGGAGCGTCAGCAATTATAGAGGGATCTATAGTTATTTCGATCCCAGTAAAAATTGTACACCTACTAGCTCCAACGGTTCTAAATACTGCTAATGCTGGATCTGCTATATTATTACTTCTAATTCTAACCAAATTCGCAACATCTGTTGGAGTTACTCTCTTTCCTATTCTTAAGTTATTATAATTAGAGCTTCTTATCTGTATACAGGAATTATCTACCTTTACACCAATAGTAAAATTACCAGATATGACTTGTCCAGCCTCAACATCTATAATTCTGTTTCCACTGGAAGCAATTGCATCATTTATAGCAGTTTGTAACTGATCTAAGGTATAATTTCCACCACTAGTTCTAACTGTTTTAACAGTTGCTCCAGATAAATTCGGCAAATTCGGATCTAATGGAATTGGTAATCTTGGAACTGTAGCAACTGCTTGCGTAGTAAAAGTTCTATCAATATCAGTTGTAGAAGTAGTACTTGCATCTGTACATGTAACTTTATAATGATATAGAGAGTTTGGAACTAACCCATATAAAGTTATAAAGTGCTCATTAAAAAAATGCGTAGGAACAATAATTGTTTGTGCGCCATACGAAGTAGTTAATCCATAAACAACAGAGCAGAAACTAGTTGTATTTGTAGTTAAACTAATACCTGCTGTCACATCAGATACTCTTACTGCGCTTACATTAGTAAGAACTGGTGCAGCCTTAGTATATGTTGTAAATAAAATAATTAAGAAAAAACTAATTAGAACTTCTCGAAGTTTCATACCATGTACTTCCATCCCATACTAAAGTTATTGTATCATCAGCAGAAGTTACAAAATTTCCATTTAGCTTAAGATTAGATCCATCAGTAAAAGTTAAAATTCCATCAAATATTAATGTAACTTCTGTTCCAGCAGAAATTCCACTACCACTTATTGAGGTAATAGTGGTTGTTCCAGTTACATGAAATATCTTTCCAGATATAGAGATAGTAGAAGCTGATGCTACATTAGAGCCACTTCCAATTAGCCCATTTCCGCCAGATGCTACAGAAATTGGACCAGATACTCCAGCTTCTAATATTTCATTCCAAGATGCTCCATTACTTGCACCTACATATAATTTTCCATCTGTAGTGTTTCTATAAAAAGAGTTAGCTACTATAGTTGGTATAGATAATGAAGTTCCAACTATTAATTTAGCAGCATCAAATGTTTTGGCTCCAGTAACAGTTTGAATACCTGCTAATATCATATCTCCACTTCCACCACCACCGCTACCACAAGAAGCAGAGTTTATCCATTTACTTCCATCCCAAATTAAACAATCATTTGTTTGAATAGAGGTTATAGTTGCACCAATTGCAGTTGTTCCATTTCCTGACTTTCCAGTAAAATCAGTTAAATCCGCAATTCCTAATATTTCTTGTAATTGTACTAAAGCAACTTTGCCAGATGAGAGACCAACATATCCATTAGTTGCATTCTTATTTGCAGAATTTTCAGGAGTAAATCCCAAAGCTACCTGTTTATTATTAAAAGTAGACCAATCAGTAGAAGTTAAAAGTCCTCTATTAGATGCAGAAGCGGATGGAAGATTAAATGTATGAGTTGAGCTAGAGCTAGAAATATTAAAGTCACTCCCGCTAGTTCCAATAGTAAAAATTTGTGATGCAGCACTCAGTGTATTTAAGGAAGTAATTCCAGTTGCGCCAGATGCACATGTGTTTGAATTAACCCAATTAGTTCCATTCCACAATATACAATCATTAGTTGTTAGCGAAGTAAAAGTTGCACGAATTGCTGTGTTTCCAGTTCCTGATACTATAGAATAATCAGAAAGATCAGTAATTGCTAAAACTTCTGACATTTGACTGTTAGTAATTTTTCCACTAGATAATCCTACATAGCCATTTGTAGCATTTTTATTAGCTATATTTTCAGGCGTAAATCCTAATACTGGTTGCTTATTATTAAATATAAGCCAATCAGAACTAGAAAGCAATCCTCGATTAACACCACTAGCTGTTGGAATATTAAAAGTATGTGTACTCCCACTAGAGGAAATATTAAAATTACTACCAGATGTTCCAGTAGTAAAAGATTGAATACTAGTAGAAAGTCCATTTAAACTAGCTAATGAACCTCCACCATCTCCACCAAATGAGACTACTGATAAGGTATTAAGTCCAGTGCATACTAGAAATTGATGCGTAGTCATATTATAAAAGATTTCATTTTCCTTACATGCTAGTGGATTAACACTAACTGCAAATATACTTCTGGCTGGAGAACTTTTATTTGGCTGCGCATAATAGGAGTCTATGGTAAATATAGATACGCAAATAAAAAACATAAATAAAATAAATAATTTAAACTTCATAACTAAGCCTCAGCTTCCATTAATCCCAATGTAATCATTCTATCTCGAATAGCAATTATTGCTGCTCTCGCTTCGTCATCTTGATCAGTCACAGCACCGACTGGATCAGCAAGAAAACTTACAGCAGCAGGCATAAAATTAGCTTCAATTGCATCTCCAGCAGAATCTTTTGCAATTAGTTTTGCAGTGTTAGTAGTTGCATTAACTACAATTAATGCTTGATTTGCCAATAAATCACTTGCTTCTTTTGTAGTTTCAGAAGATATATCTAATTCATAAGGCATAATAATTTACTCCATTTACTCAATTAATAACTAAAAATCCAAAGCTCGTTTCGGCTGTGCAACCAGCAGTTAAATTTATTGTAAAACTCCCTGAAGCTGGAACTGCATTTTTAAATGCACACGTAGAATCATTAGTTCTAGGAGAAACATAAATGGTGGAAGAAGTAGTAACTAAACTATTAGTTACAGTAACAGTTGTTCCAGCAGCAGCAACATTCACTGTTCCAGCAGCTTTGTTAATTGTTTGGTCTCCTGTAGTTCCACCAGTAGTTATTGTTTGATCTAATATTGGTAATCCACCAATATTCATTGCAAATTTATTAGTTCCGCCTACTTGCCATTCAAATAATGTAGAAGCAGCAGCACTTGCTGTATTTGTTACATTAGATGTAAAATTATGCATTGTTACACCAGTAGCATTCCATACTCTTGCATGAGTAATAAAAGGCTCACTAGCAGTTGCATCATTTACATTACTAAAGTCAAGCTGCTTATACATAAACAACTGACCAATTCTGTGTCCACTATCTCCTATATTAAATCCACCATTTGAACCAGTTGGAGTAAAATGTCCAGTAGTTCCTATAGACCATCTATTGCTACCATTTGTATAGAAGATAATAGGATTGCCGCCAATTGCTAATTCAGCAGTTCCAACAGTTCCAGCTTGATTATCTACGTAAATTCCATAATTAGATCCATCCCAACCTAAATGTAATCTTTCAAAACTGGATACATTATTGAAAACTCTATAGATATTAAACTGTTGTCCACTTGCTCCATTTCTTTGCGCAACTACATTAGCACTTTCTCGAATTAGTGGCCCACCATTAAATGAGTTACTATCATTAAATTGATACTGTCCATTAGAGCCTCCTGGTCTACTTTTACCATTTCCAGCATTTTGAAAAGCAATATCAGGAGTCATTAAAGTCATTGCATAAGTTCCAGCACCTACGTTTGTAGTTAAAACTCTTCCATAAGCAGCTTTATCATTTGGAAAAGAGCTTCCATTATCGTGACATTTTCCAGCAGAAGTTGCTGAAATTACCACATAATTGCCAGCAGTTGTACTTCCATCAAATTGACAATTTACTTGTCCAGCAATTGCTATAGTTGCATCTCCCGTTGTTCCACAACCAGAAGTACAAACTCCAATAGCATTTTCTGTATCTGTAGTTTCTGCATTTCTAACTGTAGATGGCGCCCCTGTTAATTTTGCTAATAATCCAGTAGTTGTTCCTACAGAAGAAGCATTAGCTACTGTCATGTTAATGTTGCCAGAACCTAATCCTCCAGCAGATATAGCCATGCATTTATATCTTTTATTAATTGTATCAATAACAAGTACTTGTCCATCAGTACATGAATCTGATTGAGCAAACGCTTCTGCTGTCAGATTGTTATCTAAACAAAGAAATAAGAATAATGAATAAATAATTATTCCAATAGCAAAAATTGACAAAGATTTAATTTTCATTTTATTTAATTAGTTACTAAAAAGTTAACTCTAGTTTCATCGGTAGCAGCAGCATTAGAAAAAATAGTGAAGATTCCAGATCCAGCAACACATTGAGCAGATTTGAAAGTTGTATCATTGGCACCAACTGTACAATGAACAATTGAACCAGTAGTTACTAAAGAATTTGTAACAACTAAAGAAGTTGCTCCAGCAGCAAAATTTACAGAACCAGAACTTTTATTAATGGTTTGTTCACCAGTTGTCCCACTACCTGTTATAGTTTTAGTTAATTGTAAATCTCCACCTAAGCTTAAAACATCGCTAAATCTAACTCTTCCAACTCCAGTTTTAATTGCCCAATTATTTGTACCACCACTGATATCTTGCACTTCTATTCCATAATTATTAGTAACAGTTGCTCCACCAGATATATTACCACTAACTAATAAGCTCCACATATTAGTAACAGTGATAGCTCCACTTGCTGAAGCACTCGTTACTACTGCATAAACTGCTGAACTATTCTTAGCTGCACTAGCATCAAAGTCTCCGCCAACAACATCCCCAATGGGAACTAAGTCACCACCATTTAATGATAAAGCTCTAACCTTCAATGCTCTTACTTGCCCATCATCATCTCCTAAGTTAGTTTCTGCTTGAATAGAAACTGCTGGATTACCAGTAGTAAAATCTCCACTTGTTCCATAAACTTGAAATATTCCAGTAGCAACAATTCCGGATCTTCCAATATTTAACAATGGACTTGGGAGTTCACTCGGATCTATGTTAATTGGATTTGTTCCATCATCACTAATTCTACTTGCAACTAAATTAGTTCCATCAGATTTAGGAATTACATTATTTCCAGCAGCATTAGTTATTCCACTAGAAATAGTAGCCCAACTAGAAACAGTTCCATTTGTAGTTAAAAACTTTCCACTATTGCTAGTTTGAGTTGGTAATATTGAATTAACATCTCCAGCAGTTCCTATAGATAAAATTCCAGTCGTAGTTGTATTTTTTAAAATTCCAGTTGCTAAACTAGCAAGGGCTTGTTCATTAGTTAAAGTTGCATTTGCTGTTTGAGTTATATAAGTAGCATTTACTGGTGCGAAACTACCTGAGCTTCCAGTTGTCAATTCTACATATCCAGAATTTTTACAAATATGTAGAGTATGAGCAGTCATATTATAACCAATTTCATTTTCCTGACAACTACTTGGAGTTGATGAAAATGGTCGAATTCGCCGCGCATAAGGTGAAGTTTGAAAGGCTAATGCAGAAATACTTAATAATATTAAGATAGCAACTATTTTTATTTTCATAATAATTTTTATTCAGATATTGCCTCTGTAATCTTTATTCCATTATCTTCCAAATAAATAATTGCAGAAAGTAAAATCATTGGATTATCTTTAATTCTACCAAGTAAAGTATTACAACGTTCACACAACAATCCTCTAATTTTTCCAGTATTATGACAATGATCAACTGATAATCTTAATCTAATGCTTTGCTCACTGCAAATTGCACAAACTCCACCTTGTTCTTCTTCTAACTTTCTATAACGCTTAATTGTCAATCCATATCGTCGCCATAGATGTCCTTCCCATTTTTGATCTGGTGTCAATGAGGCATATTTTATTTTCTTAACTTTCCTTATATAATTTCTATTAACCGCTCTCCAGTTCCTAGCAATCTCAGCTTAACATTCTTTACAATATGAATATCTAGCTCCATAAACTTCTCTAATGTTACATTTTATGCAAGATTTCATAAGTTTTGATATTTATTTGGGAGCCCAACCTGTATTACCAGTACCAGATTCTTTCACATAAAATGTAGCATTAGCTCCACCATCTGTTCTTCTATAAGTTGAGCCAACATTAGCAGAAAGCACAGTTTCAGGACTTCCACTACCGAAAAAATCACAAACATTCGCTGCATAACAATGAGAAGTTACATTAGTAGATCCTGCTATTGTCACATTTCCACTCTTATCTATTTTAAACTTACTAACTCCACCAACTTGTAAATCCATTAGCAATGATGCAGCATTGCTAGATGTATCTGTTATGTTTGATTTAAATCCAGTAAAAGTAACACAACCAGCACAAGCATCATTCCAAGTTTGAACGTGATCGATCCAAGGTAAATTTGTTGCAAGATCGTTTACATTTACATATTTAATCTGCTTATTCATCCATAACTTATTTACAGCATGTCCAACATCTCCAATACTAAAAGCTCCATTTGAGCCACTTGGAATGAAATCTCTTGCTGTAGTAAATTGCCATCCCTGTCCACCGCCAGAATAAAACGTAATTTTATCTCCACCACCTATATTTAATTCTGGTGCTACTAAGTTTCCAGAATTATTAATTAATGCAAGATTACAATTCGTACTATTGCAATTCATTGACAATCCATGCCAACTAGAGCTAGATGTATATTCTCTTGCAACTACAAAAATCTGAGTTGAACCCGGACCTGATCCTAAAGTTGATCTTAAAATTGCAGTATTTGCATCTTCGCGCCATAATGGAGAATCTAAAAATGTAGTTGCATTTGATCTATAAGGAAATCTATTATCAGTAGGATTAATTAAAGTCCCACCACCACAAGTAGGACAAGATAGAGTAGTAGTTCCAACTCCTTGTGAAATTACAATTGGAGAAGTTGCAGATAGTGTTATGAAAGATGGTGCGGCTGAACTGCCAGTGTTATTACCAAAATAAGTATTGGCCGCTACATTTGACAAATTAAAAGTTAAAGCTGGAGTTGTTGTAGAATTTGCTACAGAAGTTGTAAATAATGGAGATAAATTTCCAGCAGAAAAGTCAGTGACAGTTCCACTACTTCCGCCACCACTAACAGTAGCCCAACTTAAAATTCCATTTCCATCTGTTTGTAGGACTTGATTAGAGGTTCCATCATCTACTGGTAATGTTAAAGTATAAGTACCTGCAATACTAGCTGGTTGAATTGTGATTCTTCCAGAAGTTGAACCAGTGAATTGCAAATTTCCAGAATCTATTATTACATTATCATCAAATGTTTTATTTCCATTAAAGCTCTGATCTAGTATAGTAACAGCGCCTCTATTTAATAAACTTGCATCTGGTAGATTATAAGTTACAGTAGATCCAACTTGAGAAACATTAAAATCAGTTCCACTTGTTCCTACATTAAAAGTTAAAGCATTATCAGAAAATGAGGAACAAATAAAAATATCACCATAACTATAAGGTGAAGTTATTCCAGTTCCACTAAATTTAATATCGTACTTTCCACAATCTACATAGAAATAGTAAAAAGAATCTGTATCAGCAGTAAATGGATTTGCTTTTATTACAAGGCCATCCCTATCCACCCATAAACTTGCAAGTGTTAATGTACCAGCTTCGTAAACAGTCACAGTAGCTTGCGGATAAGTTTCCATTAACTTATATTGAGTAGAAGGAGAAGTCTTTACAACTCTTGCACCCTTCTCAACATAATTAAAATACTTGCTCTTAACTACATCAGCTTTTGAACTTCTCAAAATAAAGATGCAGCTAAGAGCAAGAAATAAGAAAAGGAAAGCTACTGTTCTATTTTTCATATTATTTACTTAACTTCAGAAATACTAGTGCGCGATCTACGATAATTATTCTTGCTGGTTTTCATAGTCGTAGAAGTTGCTTGTTTTCCTTCCATTCCAAATCTAGTATTAGAAGCAGAACGGCGAAGTTGATTTACTGTTTCTTTGGCGGTTCCTAAAGAAGTTTCAGCAGTTTTAGTTACTATAGTATTTGCTCCTTTCGATTGAGGATAATTCTCAAAACCAGGACCACCTCCTTTCCCATAAACACCTGGAGCTTGTTTCATTGCTCCACCAGTTATTTCTGAAGCATCTGTTCTTGATCTACGCATTTTATTCATCTTTGCTTTCTCCTACAAAAAATTTCAATTTTATATTGCTACGCCAATTGCGCGCAATACTGGCTCATTATTACTAGCAATTCTAATAACAACACAAACTAAACCACTATGAATTAATATTTCTCCTACTTTAATCATATTCAATCTCCTAAAAATCTATAATTACAACATTAGAAAGTGAATTAAATCCACTTCCTTCATATTCGTTTAAATAAGGCCAATTTCCTATATAAGAATCAAAGTAAGGCATTCTCATGTAATCGCCGAAATAGGCTTTTGGATAGTTTTCTTCATCTAATTTAATTTGCCTTGCTAATAATTTAGGATAAGCACCTTCATCATTGGGGTTCATGCAAAGCGCCATGAGATTCTGAAATCTTCCAGAACTTCCTTTTAATTCAGGATACTTATGTATATTAGCAAGCGCCCATTTATATCCACAATATTCTGCGCGAATTCTTATTAATTCTGGATCTAAAGATTGTGGAATTACATCTTTCTCTTTAACTAATCTAAACCCTTTTCTCTGATAGATAACTTGATAAATTCTCTCAAACTTCGGAACTGGATATAATTCAAACTTTGGAAAATCTTCGTCAGAAGAGGGAGGATTAGGAATCACATGTCGAGGATCGTCAAGATAGCGCCGCGAAGGATCGAAATTATTTAATACATTTAAAGTTGTAGTTAGAATTAATCTTCTATTCAACTTTAAATTTATGAAATACTTCCAAAACTTAAAATCAATTACTTCATCATCGCTTGTGTTTGTAATAAAGGGAGGATTATAGAACTGTTTTACAATTTGATAACTAAGCGCAGTATTAGTTTCATCCCAATAAGGTTGATCTAATGTAAGAGTTACTGCGGTTTCATCTGTAGTATCAAAAGCAATTATATTATATGAGAAAGAATTGCCCGTATTTGCGGAAGCTGAAGCATTTCTAAATTGTCGCTCTATTAAAGGAACATCATTTTCATTAAGAGCAACAATTACTGCTGAAGCTACACTATCTAAAGTAACAATTTCACTATATTTAGTAACACTTGCTGTTCCAGTATTAATAAGCGCTGGAGTTCTAATTATATCTTTCTTAGTTAAAAATCCCCACTCATTAGATTTATAGATATCAGAAAGAGCTTCATTTACTAAATCTCCTAACATAGCTGGAGGAAGAATATCCAAAGCTCCTGCCAACTTCGCTTTTAAATCAGCAAAAGTTAAAGACATATTGCCTCCCCCATCCAGCTATGTACTTGAAAATTAATTAGTTCCTTCTAATACTAGTCCAATTTTAATTGCTGATAAATCAGTATTATCAGCAGGTTGAAGTCCAGTTGCTACGTCTATGAAGAAAACTTTAACATCTGAACTTTTAAAAACTGGATTGCTAGTATTAACTACTGCATATACATTATAAAGCAGAGAACGAGAAAATACATGTATTTCATGTAAATTAACAACATGAGCAATACTTGGAATTGTAACTCCCCCTGCATCATAATCAGTTGGACCATTTAGCACAGCAGCATTCTTTTTGTGGTTTCCATTTACTTGTGGATAACCATTTAAATATCTATTGAGTGTACAAGGTGTAGCCATAAATAATAATCTCCTTTCTTTAGAATTTTATGACTACATTACACCATCATTATAGATTCTATCAGCATTGTCTAGATAGCATTTAACAACAGTACCATCTCCGCCAGTGCCAATTGCTGTTAACATTTTACCAACTCTTAATGCCAATTGAACATTAGTCCAACCAGTTGCATCTGCTAGAACATCCACTGTTGCTAAACTAGAAGCAATTGAAAGAACAATTGGATCATTAATAGCTACTGTTGCTTTTGTAATAGCAGCAGCCATTTTAATTCCAACATCACCATGAACTACAATTGGAATTAAATCGCCCTTAGCATTAGCAGAAGTCATTGTCACTAGAGAAATTCCTGCTAATCGCGCAGTTGCAGTTGCAAGCGGAGTTACAAAGAACTTCTTAGTATCATTCCAAAATAGTGGACGACCTACAACTATATCAGTTAGAGCAACAGTTCCAAAATCAGGTTGCACTCTAACCATTTTTACTACGCACGAATAAATCGTACCTACAGTTGTATTGCTCTGTTTAAGTCCTTGTTTTTCAGAGAGCCTAAACTCCTGACCAAGAAATCCTAAACCTCTCTGATTATGTTTTCCAGCAGCAATATCTAGTACGCCACTAGAATTATATGGATTCTCAATAATTAATTCGTTGAGTTTTTTAGTTCCAAGATATTCAACTAAATCCATGATTTTCTCCCTTTCACTCTAAGTAATTCCTTAGAAGTCCCATGATGTAGCATACTTATTGATCACTTATTCATGGCTAAGAAAATTGTTTATTTCATAGAATTAAAGAACTTCTCCAGTTATTGATTCTAGTTGTTGACCAGCTAAATCAAGTTTCTTCATAAGCTCTATATTTCCCTTTTCTGTAGCTAAGTCTTTTAGCTCATTATGAACTACTTTAAGAGTTTCACGAACAGTAATTAAAACTGTCATATCCCGCTCAACTCTTTCTTTAGTTCCTTCTACTCCCAAATTTTCTACTAATTTCTCAGCTTCAGTCTGAATAGCAGAGGGATTCATTGCATTCTTTTTGGCTTTTGCTTTCTTATCTTCATATTCTGATTTTTTCATTTCTTTCTCCTTAAATCAAATAAATTAAAAGAAGGAGGCAAATTTGGGAGAACCAGAAAGTTGGAGAGGCGCTATTTTGATTTTACTCGACTCTATAATTCTCATTCAGCCCCGATTTTAGAACAAAAATTATAAAGACAGGAGGGAACAGCGCCCCATAAAATTAGCTACCCATACCTAATACTTGTACATGATAGCGTGAACCAATTCCTTCAAAGTTATAGCCAGCTTGAATAAAGCCAACTACTTTATTAGAATCGAATGCTTTTTGAAAACCAGTAAATCCAAACGCAAATTCTGGATCATCTGATAGTCGCATCACGATTCTATTTGTATTAACAATGAAAATAACTTCACCCGGATCTAGAGTTGCAGCATTTCCTACAACTGGAAAATTATTTAGAGCAGTAGTTACCGGGTTCGTAAATGCGGCAGTTTTGTAATTGCCATTACCAAAATTTTCATCATCAGTAAGACCATTTTCAAAGCTTGGCATATGTTCAGATTCCACAACTATTGCATTGTGGAATTTAAATCCATCACCACCCCAAAAAGGATCACGAACATCTTGTGTATATCTATAAGCTGGTTCTAGCTTATTGTATAAATAAGAGTGTCCTGATTTATTTACTAAAATTAGATCAGGTGAATCTGGCCCATGTTTTCCCAACTTAAATGCTTTATCTAAGTTAACAAAATCAATTGGCCCTTTAGTTCCATCTTGATTGCCTACCCAATAAACATTACCAGAAATTTGCCCACGAGCATAAGCTGTTCTATCTGATCCTCCGTAAGTAGGATAAACAACTCCATCCCAACTTGGTAAAGTTGGATGCCCCATCATTTCTGCAAATCCATTAGGTAAACTTTCATCAACTTGTCCAGCGCCCCAAGCTGCAATAGAAACTGCATCGCTTAATGAAGAAAGTCCATTTTCCATATCTTCATCTAAAAGAGAAAATACAGCTTCTGGACCTTTTGCTACTACTTGCAACTCTTCTTTGTATTCGCAAATAGGAACTTCGATATATTTCATATCGAATACAGATTCACCCAATGTTTGCGGTTTACTAATTGTAAAAGTTGCACCGGGACGATAATGCGAAGTTGTTAGAGGACGAAAACGAAAAATTGATTTAGTGAAGGTTCCTCCAGTAAATGGATAAATTCTTTCGCGCATTCGCGCTAGAAATGGATCTTCAGTAAACCAAAAATCGTCAATTAGATCAGGCCAGATTTCATGCCTTGCTACTATATTTACAGGATTATTAGCGTTCATATAATAACTCCAAAGAAGCTCTTAAGGATTAATTATTATTGCCGATTACCTATGAACATTCCTTCATTATCATATTGCTGAGATACTTCATTATATCTTTCAGCAGCATTAGCAGAATGTTCTGTTCGGCGCGTTTCTCGATCAAATCGGCGCAATCTATAATATTCAGGAATTCCCATTTCATTCTTAGGAAGATCCTCTATTTTTTCAATTCTTGAATCAACTTTACCTTCAATTCTTTGTCGATCAAAGATAGGGTGTGGATTCAATTTTTTATCTCTTGCACCAATTGTAACTCCTCTTTCTTTCAACGCTTCTCTTCTACCTCTTTCTTCGGCAGCTAGGAGTTGTGCGTCTAAACTTTCTTTCGCCTTAGTTTGGCGAACTTCATCAAATTTTAGAGTTTCTGCAATTGCTTCAAATGGTTTCTTACCTTTTTCAGCGCCACTTATTACTATATTTCCTAAATTATTTAATTGCTCATCACTTAATTCAATTCCAAGTCTATCAGCTTCCCGCAAAGCTCGAACCATATCAGCTTGAACATGAATTCCGCCAACTGCTACATTTGTCAATCCAGTTTGCATTACATCTGCAAAAGTTTTAGAATCTACAAAATTACTATTTGATGGAGTATTTTGATTTGGCATTTCTTTCTCCTTATTAATAATAGGTTCTTTAGAAGTATTAAGAGTATTAAGCGCAGAAGGATCAGTTAGAAGTTTGTTAACTTCTGCATCTACTTCTGCTAAATCATATCCTTGTGCTTTAAATACTTCTTTAAGCGCTAAAATCTGTCTTTGCGCTTCTGCTTGAACGTCTCCATCAAGATTATTTACTGCACCTTGCAATGATGCCATCTTTGTTAGATTAGTTCTAAGGTCTGTAATTTCCTGTTCTTTTCTACTCTTATAATTATTAAAAGAAGCTTGCGCTAAAACTCCATCGTTTATAGCTTTATCTGCTGCTGATTTTGCGTCTAGTTCTCTTTCAAGTCCCGCTAAGATTGCTGGATCAACCCCAGATTTCATCATTTCATTTAGAACATTACGAGTATTATCACTAATTGGCATTTTTTACTCTTTCTTTTATTTTAGCTAATTAATAAAAGCCTGAGAGAAAAAGTTCAAAGTAGAAAAGTGGCGGCTTGTCTCTTCATATAGCTAGTATGTAGAGGTTCCGCCACTTTCATTTATTTTGCTAGAGGCAGCTCTAAACCAATTTGCAAGTGCATCTTTTACAATTTGTGCTTCTTTATCCGAACCGGGATATGATTCAAATAAATCAGTCACAGAATTGAAAATAGCTCCAAATCTTTTAGTTGCCTTTTCTACTAAACTTTCCATCTGAGGTTGTTCTTGAGAAGGATTAGCTGTTTCATCATTCCTCATTCCCATTGATGAAACTTGGTTATAAATATTGGGAGAAGAAGTTGGAGCACCTAATGCACTTCCTAAGATTCCTTGTGGAGTTGACATTTTTTCTTTCCTTAAGGAAAAAATAGATAAATGAGAATACTAGACCATAATACAGATCTAGATTCTCTGCACATTTCGACATTAGCAAGTTATTTCTAGCTTGTCAAGTTTAATTTTAATTAGAAATTATGTGAGGATTAGTTTGCTACAAATTTCTTCCAAGCAGGAGGTTTTGATGAGAATACTTGGCCAGTTTCAAACTCTGTCAAATAATAAGCATAACATTTCAGTTTATTATAATAGCAATAAGATGCTCTATGATTTCCATCTAATATAAATAATCTTTTATCAGTTCGTCCAATTATAATAGGAAAGCTAATGTCAACATGCCTTAAATGTCTATCATCGTTTCTTAGTCTACTGTTTCTAGTAAGCCGCCAAAGATCACTCCTTGATAATAGTTTCTTTCTTCTAGGCTTATCTTTTATAATCCTTACAGCTTTAACAACTCTAAAATAACCAATATTAGCTAAGTGAAGAACTTGATCTCTTAGAGTAGCATAGCATTTTTTGCACATCATAAGATTATGAACTTGCTAATATAACATCTGGAATTCCATCCCTCATTTTTTGTTCTAAGTGTGGAGGCGCAGAAAATGTTGGCGGTCGCCCAACTTGTGATTGTGAAGAATCAAATCTAGCTGCTAATGCTTCAGCTACTTGTTGTATAATTGGATTATTTACTCCAGTTGCATTATCTTTACCATTTGCACCAACTCCAGCAGCTTGCATAATTTTCTGAACTTCTGCCTGAATGGAAGCTGCATGTTTGGCCTTAGTCAGTTGTTCTTCAAAATATTCATCTCTTCTTTTAGTAAATTGATCGTCACCAATAATCAAATCATACATCATTCTATCAGTAATAGCAGAATTGCCCATTTTTGCCAACTGAAGTGCAGCTAATTTATTCTGTGTAGCTTGACGCTCTTGCACTGAATTTGGAGAAACATACACTGAAAAATTCTTCATATGCTCTCTACGAATAATCCAAGATGGGCGCGGATCATCCTTATAAACTTGTTCAAATTTATTTGGATTAAAATCTACATATTCTGGCTTAATTGCAGTTGGCCCTAGAATTTGTAACCTTTTCTTCAAAGTATAAACCTGATCAGCAAAAGATAGCCAGATTCGACCAAGCATCATAAATGATTTTTCTTGCTCTCTTGCTTGATCCGTAGATAAAACTCCTAATTTGCGCAATAAAGCTTCTTGTGTTTCATCGGATGGAGTTTGCTTTAATTGCGCAGCACTAGCCCAGTCTTGAGTTCCCATTACATAATCTTGCATTGCTTGCAATAACTCAAGAACTTTAAAAGCTTCAGCGCCTATGTTGAAATAATTGTGATCTACTAAAGGAATAATTGCCTTTTGTAAATGTGCAACTGAATATTGAAATCCTTTCCCAATCAATCCTCTTAATCCTAATGATTTTATAACTTGTGCAATATCTTGTGGAATAGAAGAATCAATACCAATAGGCGGATTAATCTTACCAACAACAGAATCTTCCATTGCTTGAAATATATTATTAGCAGAATTCTCAATAGGTATAGAATCCATTGCTACCGGAAATGCGAGGAATTCGCCAGCAACTTTATCAAAATAGAATTGAGCAACTGGAAATGTCCCATCCCCCCATTGTGGTGGGCCATCATATATAACTCCATTTGTGCAAGAAATAATTAATCTACCATTTGGAAATAATCTGCAATCTCTTCTATTGAAATTGCGCATTACTTCTTGTTCATTTTCAAAAACTCCAGTTCCTACTTTATTAATATTTCCTTCGTTATCTACGAAAGAGGGTACTTCGTAATACCAATGACTTCCATGTTCACCCATGCAGATTGTATTACCAGTTTCATTAACTGTATTATCTTTGATAAAAGTATAGTAAATTCGCGCACATGGAAAAGGAGAAGTTACTTCAGAATTTCCTTGTTTCTTTCTACGAAACCAATCAAATAATCCTTTATATACTTTCTTATTACTTTCATAATTTCTCGCCATTCTAGACGGAATTTCCGTATCTGCCTGAATTATTCCAATATGATCTGGAAATTTCTCATGCGCTAATGGCAAGGGCATTTCTACAATTATATCTAATCTATATGCCTTTTGTATATCGTTATCAGGAGGAATATGACCAACTAAAACTGATTTATAATCTAGAAAAGTTGGCATTATTTCTATTTCATCAGTTAATGGATCTCTATCTGGCCACAGAAATACATAACCAGTTCCATGACCACCCGCGTATTGCTGAGCACCTTTTACTACTCTATCTACAAATAGTCTACTCCACCAATCTTTACCTAGAGCGTTTAAATCATCTGCTTGATCTTGACATAATTTATCATCTGGTTTTGTAGTGCGAATTTGCCAGTTTTGGCGAATATCAGATTGATTTGCTATTGCTTCTCTAGTTTGCCTGCGAGTTTTATGAATTCTTAAATTAGATGGACCTTTGAATTCTTTCTTAAAATCATCGCCGTATAAAACAGACATTCCAGTTTCAGCATGGCGAAATGCGCGACAAGATCTTAGAAATGTTTTCTCATTGTTAAGTCCTACTTGAATATATTCTAGTAGTTCATCATGGTATTTTGAACTATTTAAACTATGAAAATCGCCAGCAGAATTAACAATGCAAGGGGGAGCATATGCTTCAGTATATTTATTAGTCATTTAGAAACCCATCTCTTTAAAGAATTCTTGTTTAGAAATTTCTAGTAGTGCAATAACTTCACTAATTGACATTCCTGCTATATACCAGTTTATTTTATATTTTCCATCTCTACGATCTAATAGTATTACTAAACTATCAGAAGGATCTCTATTCTTCTCACTTATATCTTTTAAAGCATCCTCTAAAGCATCAGATGGCGACCAAGCGCACGAATTTTGTGCTTTCTCGCTTATTTTAACAAGCTTTGGCTTAGAATTTTCCATTCTTATCCTTTATCTAAATTACTCTTATTTTGATGATTCACATCTAACCTCATCTCACTTCTCTTAGCAGGAACCTTCTTATTTCTAGTTCTCTCCATAGCTTTTTTCAATAAATCCTCAGCTACAGTAGGATTATCTGCTTTTGAAGTAATAGAAGACATTTTAGCTTTTAAATCATCGTGGCGCTGTTTTCGTGCATAATCAACAGCAAATTTTCTTTCTTCTGTTTTATATTCATCTTCTATTCTTTGTTTCTGAGTTTCTTCTTTTTCAAATCTACTTCGTTCGTATGGAGTTTTTAATTCTTCTTTTATAAATCCTTTAGGAGCTTTTTGTCCTTCAAAAAGTGCAACTTCTGTTTCACCTGTTCTTGGATTTTTAAATATGACTGTAGGCTTTCCATGAGAAGGCCAATTTGTTTTGGATGGAATTTTTTCAGATCTGCATTGGCACTTGTTACAAGTTGCAGTTTTTATATCTGCATCTCTAAGTGGCAGTATTTCTTCTTGAATATATTTACAATCTTCATTAGTACATTCAAATTCATAAATTGGCATAATTAAATTCTCACTGCTTTTTCACCATTTCTAATTCTTGTTTCTGATTTACTATTATCAGTTTTCGTATAACTAGCTAAGTTTCCTGCTAATCCTTCACATTTTCCACACTCTATAATCCCCAAAGTAGTTTGCCCG